TGCAGATTTTGGTCTGTACGGAACCCGGGGGTTTCGCGGTTTCCCCGAAATGGGGTCTGACCTGCGGTTTTCGCCAGCACTTGTTGATTCCCGAAATGGGAGGAAGTCATCATGCCACCTGTACCTAAAGATCCTTCTGTGCGTGCTCGTCGCAATAAGTCTGCGACGCGGGCTACGTTGTCTGCGGATCATGATGTGGTGGCTCCAGACTTGCCGGATGGTGTTGCGTGGCATCCGTTGACGGTGCGCTGGTGGAATGACATTTGGGCGTCGCCGATGGCCCCGGAGTACACAGACTCGGATATCAACGGGTTGTTCCGTGTGGCGATGCTCTATAACGATTTTTGGACTGCCGATAACGCGAAGGCGCGTGCGGAGGCTCAGGTTCGGTTGGAGAAGGCCGACACTGATTATGGGACGAATCCGTTGGCTCGTCGCCGTTTGGAGTGGCAGATTGAGGCGACCGAGGATTCGAAGGCTAAGGGGTCGAAGCGGCGGAAGTCTGAGGCTGCGCCGGTGTGCCCACCGGAGCCTGGTGACGATCCTCGTTTGAAGCTTGTGACCTGACGGCCTTATGGCTGTTTTGCAGGTCCCTGCTGTGGATTTAGCGTTTCCTACGTTGGGTCCGCAGGTGTGTGACTTCATTGAGGATCGGATGGTGTTCGGCCCTGGCTCATTGTCGGGGCAGGCCGCACGTCTCGATGATGAGAAGCGCGCGCTGGTGTATCGCCTGTACGAGCTGTATCCGCGTGGGCACCGTTTGGCTGGCCGTCGGCGGTTCGAGCGGGCTGGTGTCGAACTCAGGAAGGGCGTAGCCAAGACCGAGTTCGCGGCGTGGATTTGCGGTGTGGAGCTGCATCCGGAGGCGCCGGTTCGGTGTGACGGGTTTGATGCTGCCGGCAATCCGGTGGGGCGGCCGGTGCGGTCGCCGGTGATTCCGATGATGGCGGTCACCGAGGAACAGGTGTCGGAGCTGGCGTTCGGTGTGCTGAAGTACATCTTGGAGAACGGCCCTGATGCTGATCTGTTTGATATCAGTAAGGAGCGGATCGTCCGGTTGTCACCTTCGGGTGGTGAGGATGGGTTCGCTGTTGCTGTGTCGAATGCTCCGGGGTCTCGTGATGGCGCGCGGACGACGTTTCAGCATTTCGATGAGCCGCACCGGTTGTTTATGCCGAGGCATCGTGATGCGCACGAGACGATGTTGCAGAACATGCCGAAGCGGCCGATGGAGGACCCGTGGACGTTGTACACGTCGACTGCTGGGCAGCCTGGTCAGGGCAGCATTGAAGAGGATGTGCTTGCCGAGGCGGAGTCGATCGCCAGGGGTGAGCGGCAGGACCCGTCGCTGTTCTTTTTCCGCCGTTGGGCCGGTGATGAGCATGATGATTTGTCGACGGTGGAGAAGCGTGTTGCTGCTGTCGCGGATGCCACTGGCCCTATTGGGGAGTGGGGGCCGGGGCAGTTTGAGCGGATCGCGAAGGACTACGACCGTACTGGTATTGACCGCGCTTACTGGGAGCGGGTCTATCTGAATCGGTGGCGTAAGTCTGGCTCTCAGGCGTTCGATATGACGCGCCTGGTGCAGTGCGATGAGACGGTGCCGGATGGAGCGTTCGTCACTGCAGGGTTTGACGGGTCGCGGTGGAGAGATGCGACGGCTGTCGTGGTCACTGAGATTGCGACGGGACGCCAGATGTTGTTGGGCTGTTGGGAGCGGCCCGAGAACGTCGAAGAGTGGGAAGTCCCTGAGCATGAGGTGACAGCGCTCGTTGTGGACATGATGTCGCGGTTTGAGGTGTGGCGCATGTACTGCGACCCGTGGGGCTGGGATTCGACGATCGCCGCGTGGGCGGGTCGTTTCCCGGATCGGGTTGTGGAGTGGGCGGTTGGCGGCGGCGGCAGTTTGAGGCGTGTGGCTGCTGCGACGCAGGGTTATGCCGATGCATTGGCGACTGGCGACGCGGCGCTGGCTGCCAATGTGTGGCGGCCGAAGTTTGTTGAGCATATGGGTCATGCGGGGCGGCGTGAGCTGAAGCTGGTGGACGATACAGGCCAGCCGCTGTGGGTGATGCAGAAGCAGGATGGCCGTTTGGCCGACAAGTTTGATGCTGCGATGGCGGGGATGTTGTCGTGGGAGGCGTGTGTTGATGCGCGTCGTGATGGTGCGCGTCCGCGCCCGAAAGTGTTTGCGCCTAGACGGATCTACTAGTCGCCATAGAGACAGAGAGGGGGTCAGCTGTTGACTGCTTCAACGCCAGCGGAATGGCTCCCGGTATTGACGAAGCGTATCGACGACGGAATGTCGCGGGTGCGTTTGTTGGCGCGTTACTCCAATGGGGATGCTCCGCTGCCCGAGTTGACGAGGAACACGTCTGCGGCGTGGCGTTCGTTTCAGCGTGAGGCGCGCACCAACTGGGGTCTGATGGTGCGTGACTCTGTTGCTGACCGGATCATCCCGAATGGCATCACGGTTGGTGGTTCCGCCGATAGTGATTTGGCGTTACGTGCACGGCGCATTTGGCGGGATAACCGCATGGATTCCGTGTGTAAGCAGTGGGTCAAGTATGGGCTGGACTTCGGCGAGTCGTATTTGACGTGCTGGCGTCGTGATGACGGTACGGCGACGATCACAGCTGACTCTCCTGAAACGATGGTTGTCAGCGTTGACCCGCTGCAGCCGTGGCGGATCAGGTCCGCTATGCGGTGGTGGCGGGACCTCGATGCCGAGTCGGACTTTGCGATTGTGTGGTCGGGTGACGGGTGGCAAAAGTTCGCCCGCCCGTGCTTTGTGCAGTCGTCGTCCCGGCGCAGGCTGGTGACGCGAATCTCAGACTCGTGGGTTCCGGTTGGTGATGCTGTAGTGACCGGCTCGCCGCCGCCGGTGGTGGTGTACCAGAACCCTGATGGCATGGGCGAGGTGGAGCCTCACATTGACATCATCAACCGGATCAACCGGGCTGAGCTTCAGTTGTTGTCCACGATGGCGATCCAGGCTTTCCGTCAGCGGGCGTTGAAGTCGACGGATAATGGGTTGCCGAAGGTCGATGAGAACGGCAACGCGATCGACTACGCCTCGATCTTTGAGGCCGCGCCGGGAGCGTTGTGGGAGTTGCCCCCCGGGGTTGATATCTGGGAATCGCAGACGAACGACTTCACTCCGATGTTGTCGGCGATAAAGGAGCATATTCGACAACTGTCGTCGGCGACCAAGACTCCGCTGCCGATGCTGATGCCGGACAGCGCGAACCAGTCAGCTGAGGGTGCGCACAACATTGAGAAGGGCTTCCTGTTCAAGTGTGAGGATCGGCTTTCGATAGCGAAGATCGGTCTTGAGGCCATCTTGGTTAAGGCGTTGCAGATTGAGGGCGAATCGGTTGAGGACACAGTGGATGTGTCGTTTGAGTCGCCTGACCGTGTGACGCTGGGGGAGAAGTATTCCGCAGCATCTCTGGCTAAGGCGGCCGGCGAGTCGTGGGCGTCTATCCGGCGGAACATCCTGAACTACAACGCCGATCAGATCAAGCAGGACGATCTTGATAGGGCGCGTGAGCAGATAACCCTGTTCGCCGGCAACTCGGTGCAGCGTCCCCAGGAAGATGGATCACGCTGAGTACGCGGCTGCGACCGCTGAACTGAGGCGCAGACTGCTCGAATATGTGTCCGCAGCGTGGACATCGGTAACGCTGTCTGACAGTGGACTGCAAGAGCTGACATCTTCGGTGGCACCAGTTGTCCAAGCGGCCCAAGAGTCGATGGCTGCCATGACTTCGGTGTACATCGCAGAAGTCACCCAGCAGTCACCGGTGCAGGCCGTCGAGGTCTCCAAGATTCGCGGTGTGCCGTCGGAGAATGTGTACGCGCGACCTGTGATCACAGCACGTACGGCACTGTCGGAAGGTAAGAGCGTCGCAGCGGCGCTCCGGGCCGGTCAGCGTCGTATCGAGAACCTGGCGGGCACCGACCTGCAACTTGCAAAGACGCACCAGGCTAGGTCGTCGTTCGCCCGCAGCGGTGTCCAGTTCTACCGACGCGTCTTGACCGGCAGCGAGAACTGCGCGCTGTGTGTCATCGCATCAACCATGCGGTACCGCAAAAACTCGTTGATGCCCATTCATCCGGGCTGTGATTGCGATATTGACGTGATCCCGCCGGGGATGGACTTCGACACGATCAGCACGGAGCTTCTCAACGAGACGCATGACCAGGTGAAGGCGTTCTCGAGTATCGCGGATCGCGGCGGACGCGCCGTTGACTACCGAAAGTTGATCGTCACTCGGGAGCACGGCGAGGTTGGGCCCGTCCTCGCATGGCGTGACCAGAAGTTCTCAGGCCCCAGAAGCATCCAGCGCTGACCCCGGCGGTCTGGATAACGCACACATGGCCCGTAACGGGCATGTCACAAAGAAAACCCATCCGCAAAGGAAACAAACCCTCATGTCTGATGATGTGACAGCAGAAACGTCGGAACACAGCGCCGTAACGGAGCCAGTGGAACCGGCAGGCGACCAGGACGCAACCGCCACGGTTGAGGAGCCCACGCAAGCTCCGAAACCAACTGAGACGGTCGAGTTCTGGAAGAAAATGGCCCGCAAGAACGAGGCGCAAGCCAAGGAAAACTTCGCGGACGCCAAGAAATGGCGGGAGTCGCAGGAAAAGATCGGCGACGACCCCCTGGCCCGGATCGAAGAACTGGCACGAAAGTTCGAAACCGCTGAGCGTGAACGCATCCGCAGCAATGTGGCGCGCGAAACGAAAGTCGACCCGGAGTTCATTCATGGCGACACCGAAGAAGAGATGCGCGAATCCGCCGACCGGTGGAACGAGTTCGTCAACAAGCGGATCGAAGAAGCGCTGAAGGCAAAGTCAACAACGTCGGCCGTGCCGACGTCGGAAGTCACATCAGACAAGAAGGTTGAAGGCCCGAAGCCTCTCACCCCCGCCGAGTACGCGGCGCTGCCGCCTGCCGAGCGAAAGAAGGCGCGCGAAGAGGGCCGCCTCGACAGCTATCTACGTGGAGAACTCCACTAACACAGAAGGGAGCCAAAAATGGCTTTCAACAACTTCATTCCTGAACTCTGGTCGGACATGCTCCTGGAGGAGTGGACCGCCCAGACCGTTTTCGCCAACCTCGTCAACCGCGAGTACGAAGGCACCGCAAGCAAGGGCAACGTGGTCCACATCGCGGGCGTGGTGGCACCTACCGTCAAGGACTACAAGGCCGCTGGCCGGCAGACCTCGGCGGACGCGATTTCCGACACCGGTGTCGATCTGCTCATCGATCAGGAAAAGTCGATCGACTTCCTCGTCGATGACATCGACCGTGTTCAGGTCGCCGGGTCGCTGGAGGCCTACACCCGTGCTGGTGCCACGGCCCTGGCCACTGACACCGACAAGTTCATCGCTGACATGCTGGTGGACAACGGAACCGCGCTTACCGGTTCGGCGCCTACGGACGCTGATGATGCGTTCGACCTGATCGCCACGGCGCTCAAGGAGCTGACGAAGGCGAACGTCCCGAACGTGGGGCGTGTCGTTGTCGTGAACGCGGAGATGGCGTTCTGGCTGCGGTCGTCCGGCTCGAAGCTGACCAGCGCGGACACCTCCGGCGACGCTGCTGGCCTGCGGGCGGGCACCATCGGGAACCTGCTGGGTGCCCGGATCGTGGAGTCCAACAACCTGCGGGACACCGACGATGAGCAGTTCGTCGCGTTCCACCCGTCGGCCGCTGCGTATGTGTCGCAGATCGACACCGTTGAGGCGCTGCGGGATCAGGATAGCTTCTCTGACCGTATCCGTGCCCTGCACGTCTACGGCGGCAAGGTTGTCCGCCCCACTGGCGTGGTCGTCTTCAACAAGACGGGCAGCTAGTGCTCGCTACTGCCGATGATGTTGCCGCGGCGCTGGGACTAGCCAGCGCCGCGGACCTCACCCCAGAGCAGCAGGCCCGCGTGGATGCGCTGCTGGAGCGTGTTAGCGACGCGTTCCAGCGCGTGTCCGGCCGGGCGTTCACCACGGGTGTCACTCGTGTGCGGGCGAACGTGGTCAACGGCAGGGTGTGGCTTCCTGGTCTCGTGGAAGAGGTCAACAGCGTTGAGAACGTTGACGGCAGTGACGTGGATTTCACGCAAGACGGCAACTATGTGGACGTGTCCCGGAATGGGTGTCCGCTGGTCACCGGAACTGTTGTGGTAGTCGAATATGTCGGTGGTGGCGCACCGGATGCAGTGACATCGCTCGTCGCAGCGGTGGTTGCACGGCATCTGACCGTGCAGCCAGGGTCGGTGCAGGCGCAAGCCGTGGCACTAACGGCTGGACCGTTCACTCAGCGCAATGCCGAGTGGGTTTCCAGCACATCCCTGTTCACCCCCGATGAGCTTGACGACGTGCGGCGGTTTGCGCATCCCGTCCCGACGATCACAGTGCACCGGCTATGACGTTCCCAACTTCGTTCGTGGTGACACGGATCCCGCATGTAGGTGACTCTTCGGACGGTTTGGGTAACACGAAACCTCAGTTCGGGGCCGGTGTTGCTGTGGCCGCGATCCAACTGGCCCCGCATGTTCAGATGATGGGCTCGGCGACGATCACGGAAACGCAGGTTGTGGATGTGGACCTGTATCTGCCCGCGGGGTCTCCGGTGACCGTGAGGGACCGGATCGGTATCGGCGCGGATGTGTTTGATGTTGTCGCGGTTCGGGACTGGACTATGGGATTCCACGGTTGGGCGCCGGGGTTGGTTGCCGAGTTGCGGAAGGTGACGTAGATGGCGAACGGTCCAGCGAAGAAGAATCCTCTGTCGAAGTTCGGTATCCGGCTCGACGATTTCGACAAGCTTCCCGAGGTGAATCAGGGCGTCAACGAGTTCATGGACGAGGTTGCCGCCGCGTGGAAGCAGAACTCCCCGGTGACGTCCGGGGCGTATCGCGATTCGGTTCAGGTGACCCAACGTTCCACGAACAAGGGACGCGGCAAGGTCGGGGCGACTGATCCCCAGGCGCACCTTGTGGAGTTCGGGTCGGTGCACAACGACGAGTACGCGCCCGCGCAGAAGACAGCGAAGCAGTTCGGCGGCACCGCTTATGGCGATTGATTCTGCGCCAAGCATTCACCGTGTGCTGGTGGAGTGGCTTTCTCCGCTGGGGAAGGTTTCGACGCGCAGGGTGGCGAATGATCCGTTGCCGCACCGGGTTGTGCGTCGTGTTGACGGTGTGGATGCGCCTGAGGTTGCGCAGGATGTGGCGGTTGTGTCTGTGCACACGTTCGCCGCTGGTGATGCTGCCGCCGACGTGGAGGCCGGTTTGACGCATCAACGGATGATCGAGATGGCGTTGAATCCGTTGACGTTGATCACCCTTCCGGGTGGTGTGCTGGTGACGATTGATTATTGCCGGTCGTTGATGGCTCCGATTCCTGTTGAGTACAGCGACGATCCGCATGTTGTTCGGTACGTGGGCCGATACGAGGTCGGCCTGCCGTACCTGTCCTGAGTTTCAGCCCGAAAACAACCAAAGAAATAAAGACCCTCGCCCGATTTCTGGGCCTTGGGTCTTTTTTGTTTCGCCGGAGTTCTTTTTGCAATCCGGTCCCCCCATCATGATTGAGAGGAGCGTCCTATGACGCAGCCAATGACCGGCACCGATTGGAGCGCCGGCGGATTCACTGACATTCACAAGCCGTTCATCGAGCGTGGCGGTTTGCAGGCGGTGTTCATTCGTGACAACCGCGGTGCCGCGACGGACATGTCGCCGTTCGAGGATGATTGCGTGACGGTGAAGTGGTCTCCGTTCGCGCAGGACGGAAAGCTTCGTGACGACCTTTTCATCCGCCGGAAGGTGAACGGCAAGTACGAGTACAACACCGACCCGAATGAGGGCTGGTGGCACATCGGCTGCAACCCTGAGGATGGCGGTGCGGAACGTGAACCGGACGTCACCTCTGACGATTTGATGGTGTTGCAGTCGAAGTTCCCGGTCGATTCTGAGGTGACGGAGAAGTCGTATTCGGTGCGGTTCGTGGCGCTCGGTACGGCCGATCCGCTGATTCACCGGCTGGAGTCGGAACTTCCGTTGTGCGACAACGCCGGTAATCCGCTGGTCGCGCTTCCCGGTACCCCTGACTACGGTGAGGGTCCGCTGCTGGACGCTGACTCGGCGGAGTACCAGCTGCTGCTGCTGTATGCGCGCCGCACCTCGGGCGGGTTCATTTACCGCGCTGAGGGTTATCCGGCGGTCAAGCTGGACGACCAGGCGTCCAAGCAGCGGTCGAAGACCGATCCTGATACGGCGGACCTGACGTACAAGGTGCTGCCGAACGAGTACTTCATGCGGCCCGATCCGGCTGGGACGATTGCCCTGGTTCCCGGCTACTTCTACGTGTGGATGGGTGGCCCCGGATGGGCTGAGCAGTACTCGGACGGCAGCTAGCCAGAAAAGCCCCTGCCGGGTGGGTGTTTGTGGCGCGCCGCATGGTGCGTCCGGGGCTGGCCCCACCCGGCAGGCCCCCTCTCCTCAGCCCCGTCTTTCAGCCCCGTGATTGCGTGAAAGGAAGCCCCAAATTCTCATGACTACTTCGAAGCCCACCAACAATGGCGCCGCGGCCCGTGAGCAGGCCACCGAGTTCGATTCCCCGTTCGCTGATCGTGTCCTTCGGTTCGACGACGGAACTACGATGTCGATCCCGCCTCACCCGAATCTTCGGATGCTCGACGACGACGCTCTGGAAGCTTACGAGGCGTACCTCGAAGAGATCGAAACTTACGACCGGGAACCTGACCTGTACATCCCGGAGCAGACAGTTAAGGACCGAGACGGCAACGAGATGGTCCTGCCGGCGGAGACCCGCCCCGGCGCGGTGAAAGGCCCCCCGTACTACAAGGACGGTAAGCGTGTGTCGCCGCCGCGTGAGGTGCGGATCGTTCAGGTCGTGCTGGGCATGGACAACTACGAGGTCCTGCGGTCGAAGAAGATCGGTGGTCGTGCTGCTGGCGCCCGGGATGTGTGGCGGGCGTGGACCGAGCAGGGCTTCACGATCGCGGAACGAGCTGAGTCCGACTCGAAAAGTGATGGAAGCTCAGTGGTTCTGGAGACTGTACCCGAGGCAGATAGCGAGTGATCTGCGCCGGTTTTTCGGGCTGAGCGTCGCCGATTGGCATCAGGGCAGGTTGTCCAGTTTGGAGTTGCTGGACCTGTTCGGGGTTCGGTTCGTGGACAATCCTGAAGAACGCGTTCGGGAGTTGTATGTGGATTTCGCGCCGGTTGATGGTGCGGTGGCGCGGGCTGTTCGCGGGGGCCGCTGGTCTGAGCCGGAGTTGATCGCGGCGGAAACATACAACGAGATCGCCCGGTTCAGGGCGTCATTCCATGCATCGAGAAGCCGTAAAGCGGCGTATGAGCCGTTCGCTTTCGAGGATCCGGTTGATCGGTTGGAGAAAGCGAAAGCCTCAGTTGAGGCGCACGAGTTGCAGCGTGAGGTTGAGGCCGATCTGTTCGGCTGGTGACGGGAGGTGAGTGTCTGATGCCGATCTACGTGGACATTATTTCTCGTCTTGATGAGCGTGCTGCTGCGGTGGCGGCGAAGAACATTGAGCGTGAGATGGCTGCTGCTGGGGCTCGTGGCGGTTCGGCTGCTGGTCGTGCGATCGGTGAGAACGTCACCAAGGAGGCGGCTGCCGCTGGGCGTAATGCTGGTGAGCAGTTGTCGCGTGAGGTTGATCGTGCGACGAAGGCCGCGGGTTCTCGCATTGTGGATGGGTTCGCGGCGAATGGTGTGTCGGCGGGCCGGGGGTTTGGTTCGTCGTTTGGTTCGTCTCTTGCGTCGTCGTTGCCTGTGGCGGGCCGGTTTTCGTCTGCCCTGTCGGGGTATGAGGGTGCGGCGTCGAAGGCTGGCGCGTTGGCTGGCCGCGCGTTGGGCACGGCGTTCACGGCCGCCGCGACAGGCATCATCGGAGCAGCCGGTGTTGCCCTGTTCAAGGGTTTCGACAGGTACAAGTCTCTTGATGCGACGTCGCATCGTCTTGCCGCGATGGGGAACAGCGCCGAGCAGGTTAAGACGATCATGTCGGATATCAACGAGGTGGTTGTTGGGACTCCGATTGCGTTGGATGAGGCGGCAAAGGCGGCTACTCAGTTCCTTGCCGGTGGGGTGAAGCAGGGCCGCCCGTTGCAGGCGGCGTTGACGGCGATCGCGGACGCGGCCGGTGCGTCTGGCCAGAAGTTCGGCGACCTGGCCGTCATCTTCAACCAGGTGTTCAACAAGGGCAAGCTGCAGGCCGAGGAGATGTTGCAGCTCAATGAGCGTGGCATCAATGTTCAGGCGGCGTTGCAGAAAGAGTTCGGCTTGACGAGCGCCGAGATTCAGAAGATGTCGCAGGACGGCACGATTTCGTTCGGCATGCTTGTGCAGGCGATTGAGGGCCAGTTCGGTGGCATGTCGAAGAAGCTGGCCGACACTGTTGACGGCGCCTTGTCGAACATGAATGCCGCCGTGGGTCGTGTTGGGGCGAACTTCATTTCGGCGTTGTTCGGTGACCCGTTGGACACGACTGAGGGTCCTGGCGCGCTTGCCAAGTCGATCAACAATGTGACCGACAGGCTGAATGACTTGAACGCGTGGATCGTCGCGCACAAGGACGACATCAAGCGCACCTTCGAGGAAGCTGCTGAGACTGCGCAGGATCTGTGGGATGCGCTGTCGAGTGTGGTCGAAATGCTGGACCGGATAGGGATCAGCGTTGGTGATGTGGTGACCGCGTTTATGGCGTGGAAGGCGATCGCTGGTGTTACCGCGTTGACGCAATCTCTTTCAACGGTGAGCACTACCTTGGCGGGGCTGCCTGCGACTGCCGATAAGTCGGCTAAGGGGATTTCTGCTGCGCTGTCGCGGGTGGCGGTGCCGGCGTGGTTGGCGTTCCTGGTCGCGCAGAACGGCCCTGAGATTGAGCAGGCCATTCAGAACGCGATTCCTGGCGCTGAGAATTGGAATCATTCGAACACGCCGGACCAGTTGGGGCGCAGTGCCCGTGAGTGGTGGGATCGGAACATTCAGGGCGGCACGGGGGTTGATCCGCAACCGTCGCCGTTGCCGCAACTGGGGGGCGGGTCTGGGCCTGGTACGCCTACGGTTGGTGGTATCCCGATTCCGGGGCTTGTTGGTCCGAACTCGAATGGTCCGTCTTCTCCGTTCGGCAACCTGCCTGGTCAGGTTCCATTGGATGTTTCCGTGGAGGACCGCCGTGGCCGCCGTGGCGGTGGTGGTGCTGCTGCTGCTGATGCGGGTCCTGATGGTCCGTTGGCTGATTTGTTTCCGGGCGCTGCGGGTAGTGCCGACGGGTCGTCGTCTGGCCCGAAGTTGCCGGATGCACCGGTGTTGCCGTATGACACGACGTTGCCGCCGGGGATTCCTGGCATGCCGCAGGACGCTGCCGTGTTCTCCGCTGAATCGTCGTATCTGGATGCCCGCCACAAACTGGCGGAGAAGCGTGCCCGCGCGGCCCAGTTGGAGCAGTCCACCGAGGCGACTGAAGAGGACCGGCTCAAGGCCCGTAACGATGTGATCGAAGCGGAACGTGACCTTCAGGCCGCCGAGATGCGCATGTCGGATGCGCGGGCGAATCAGTACGAGAAGTTGACGAAGCAAACCGATCAGCATGCCAAGGATTTGGGGCAGATCGGCGCCAAGTTGGATCAGGATTTCGGTATCTCGAAGGGTTTGGCGGGGATCGCGGAGAACATCACGAAGTTCGTGGCTAACCTTGCTGCTGCCCCGTTGTTGGGGCAGTTGCAGGCCATTTCGGCCTATAACCCGACCCAGGGCGGTCACGGGTTGATGGGTGTCCTTGGCGCGCAGGGTGTGTTCGGGCCGCAGTACCAGAACAACCAGTACGACCGGGGCTCCTACCCGTCGGCCGGTGCGACCGGTGTGTCGATGACGCCGATCGGTGCCTATCCCGGTGACGCGGCGCTACTCGCCAACGTTCCGGCGGGCCGGTACACACAAGAACAACGCGGCGACCTGACGCAGGGTTTGGCTGATTGTTCTAGCGCTGTTGAGGATCTGGTCAACTTGATGGATGGCCGCCCGACGACCGGCGCGAGCATGTCGACCCACAATGCGGACGAGTGGTTGACTGCGCGTGGATTCGTCAAGGGCATGGGCGGGCCTGGCGATTTCCGGGTCGGTTTCAACGCCAGCCACATGCAGGCGACGCTGCCTGGCGGCACCCCGTTCAACTGGGGCAGTGACGCGGCAGCGGCGCGGCGCGGTATTGGCGGCACGGGCGCCGACGATCCGGCGTTCACGTCGCATTACTACCGGCCGGTGACGTCGGTTCCTGGCGGGTCGGCGGCGACTGCTAGCGCGCCGGGGTTGTACAGCCCGCAGAACACCAACCCTGCGTTGAATAACCCGCCGGCTCCGGTGTCGTCGGGTGCGTGGGCGACGAATCCTGCCCCGCTGCCCACCACGGGCGGCGGTGGTGGCCCGATGGCCGCTGGCGCACCGCAAGGCCTGTTCACTGGTGGCCCAACAAACACCACCAACATCGGGGCGAACGTCGCACCGTATGCCGGGTCCGGTTCCGGTGGTATCGGCATGGACGGTGGCGGTGCGCTTGGCATGGCGGTGCAGGCCGGCGGGATGGCGCTGGACGCGATGGCCCCGGGTGCGGGTCAGGCCGCTCAGACTGGGGTGAAGCTGATCAACCGTGCCATCGAGTACGGCGGCCAGGTCGCCGCGATCGGCGCCCAAGGGTTGATGGAAACGTTCCTACCCACGGGTGGATCGGATTTGGCGAACAACAACTGGATCACCCGCATCGCGGGTGGTTTGGCTGGTGCGGCCCCGGCGTTGCCGAACCTTGCCGGTCAGGCTTCCCAGCAGCGCAAGGACATCGACCCGCAAGCCACAGGCCAGGGCCAAACCCAAGTCAACCAGGGCGACACGAACATCACGGTCAACAACCAGCGCGCCACCGAAGACGGTACAGGCCGCGACATCGCGTATCACCTGCAAAACCAGTACGTCATGCCGGGAGGTTGACTACTCCCCGCCCTGAAGGACGGGGATTCTCGCAGTCGCCTGCGAGGGTTCCTGTTTCACAGGCGACTGCCGATGGGATGCCCCATGCGGTCTGACGTCGCCTCCGCAGGCGTTTTGTGTCTCCGCCAGCCCGGCGGCGACAAGGATGTTCTTCGCGGCGTTGATGTCCCGATCATGTCGGGTGCCGCAGTCGGGGCACGTCCAATGACGTGTTCCGAGGGAGAGCGTCGCGAGCAGGTGCCCGCACGCGCTACAGGTCTTCGAGCTGGGATACCAGCGGTTGATCACCGCGACACGACGGCCAGCCTTCTTCGCCTTGTATTCGAGCATGGAACGGAACTCACCCCAACCGCATTCGCTGATCGACTTGGCGAGCGATCGGTTACCGACCATGTTCTTCGGGGCGAGGTCTTCGACAGCGATGGTGTCGAACCTGCGTACGAGTTCGGTGCTGGTCTTGTGGAGGAAGTCGCGGCGAGCATCCCGGACGCGAGCGTGTTTGCGCGCAACCTTCACTCGCTGACGGGCACGGTTCTTCGATCCCTTCTTCATGCGGGACAGGCGGCGTTGCTGACGGCGCAAGCCCCGTTCGTGGCGGGCCATGTGGCGCGGGTTGGCGATCTTCTCCCCGGTCGACAAGGTAGCGAAGTCCTTGATGCCCAGGTCCACGCCCACCGATTCTCCGGTGACGGGCAGGGGTTGGGGATCGGGCTGGTCGACAGCGAACGTGACGAACCAACGGCCATCGGGTTCACGGGAGACGATCACCATCGTCGGATCGAGCGCAGCCAGATCGACACCGGGCCATGTCCACACGATCCGCAGAGGCGTGGCGGTTTTCGCCAGCCACAGAGCGCCGTCTTTGATGCGGAATGCGGAGCGGGTGAAGTGCGCGGACTGCCTTCCGTGGCGGCTCTTGAAACGCGGGTACTTCGCGAGGCCCTTGAAGAACGCGGCGAACGCCGAATGCTGATGCCGCAGCGTCTGTTGCAACGGAACCGACGACACCTCAGACAGGAACGCCAGATCTTCGGTCTTCTTCCACTCCGAGAGAGCAGCGTCGGTCTCCTTGTAGGAGGTCGATTTTTGTTCGGTGGTGTAGCGCTGCTGCCGTTCGGCGAGCGTCTTGTTCCACACCAGACGTACGCAGCCGAACGTGCGCCGCAACAGGGCGGCTTGTTCGGCGTCCGGGTAGGCCCGGACCTTGTACGCGGTCCTCACAAGATCAAGTTTACTCAGGAGGTTGACATGTGTAAACTCAATACGCCTGTGGCGTACGCCATTCCTCCCCGCCGTGAACGACGGGGCATCCTGGCCGGTTTCCCGGTAAATGGCTAAGAAGCATTACCCCGCCACCGATGTAACCCCGCACGGCTGGTACGACCTTGCCAAGGGCGAGAAGCCGATGATGTGGCTCGACGCCTACGACAAGTCGATCACTTTCCACATGATGGGCGGGATGTCGGTCCCCGACCGGGTTACAGCACCCGAGATGGTGCACCTCACCTCACTCAAGGGGTTGATCCCGCCGTGGAAACACATCGACCAAAAGGGTGCTACCGAGGATGGCATCACCAACATTGATGCGCTCTACGACCCGATCGAAGTTGAGGTGGGTGTGGAGTGCCGCGGCCGGTCGCCGAAGTGGACGCGCCGCGTCTACCGCGACCTGGTCGCGTCGATCGACGCTAAACAGGAATCGACGCTGAACTTCCTCACCCACGACATGGGTCATTGGTGGGCACCGGTCCGATGGTTCCAAGGAGCGCCGCAAGCACCGTTGGAGATCGGGAAGCGGCAGCGCGAAAGCCTCCGTTTGCGGGCCGATTCGGGGTTCTGGCGTACCTACGACTACACGGCGAGTTTCCAGTTCGAGTACGAGTCGATGACCGACACGTTCAACTACGACACCACGGGCTCGCAGGACCTCGGCGCGGATTGGCCGCTGTACTACGAAGGTGACGGCGGCGGATACATCTACGCCAACGGTGACCAGGCCAGGTGGCGGGACGACCCCGACGATCCGCTGACCACCGGGACCCGAGAAGTGGTGTGCGGCCCGTACAAGGACTTTGACACTGACACCGATAACCAGGTTGTGTCGATGGTGCTCGGCGGGTTCCAGGAATGGAGCCTCCCTGATAGTGGGGCGAACGACCTGTGGGCACGCATGGGCCGCGACAGCAACGGCGACTGGGACGGCAACGGCATCCGCATGAGGGTGCAGGGCAACTGGATCAAACTGTCGAGGTTCAACAACTTCTCGCAGACAGTAATGTTTCAACGCCCCTTGCTGGTGGCTCCGCTGATCGGGGAAAAGTTCACCCTGGTCGCGGGTTATGAGGGTAATCCCCGCATGTTCAAGGTGCTGCGTAACGGGTTGCCGATCCTGTCGCACAAGGAAACCGGCACCGGTAGTGAACTCGGCCCGGACTATCGGGGCATCGGGTTTGGTATGCAGGCCGGTGGCGCGTTGATCACGCAGGCGACACCAGCCCCGGTGCGGAAGATATCCGCCGGCGACAACGCGAATGTCACCCAATCAGGGTTTGTGCCGATGGTCAATGTTGGTGACCAGAAAATGTATTGGGATGCCACGGTGTTCGGTCCGGGCACGTTCCGGTTGTATGACGGTCCCGGTTCGGATGAGTATGTGGAGTTTGGTCCGCTGCTGCCGAATCAGATTGTGTTCCTACGTACCGACCCGCGCTCACAGACGACGTTGGTGCAGGATTTGACGTCGGTGCCGCCGTCGCCGCAGGAGTTGAACATTTTCCAGCAGGCGGTGAAGTCGTTGTTGTCGTTTTTCTCGGAGCGGAACGCGTTCACCGACCAGATTGGGTCGCTGTTTGGGATTGTTCCCCCGCAGGGCAATTTCTATAAGTACCTGTCGGGCCGGTTCAGTGAGAACGCGGCGATCCCCGCGAAGTCACCTGGCGAACCGGCGCAGCAGTTCTTTGTGAAGACAGAAATTGTTGGTGGCAACGCTGACTCGAAGGTGATTCTTTCGGGGACTCCGTTGCGCCGCTACCCGATGTAGCCACTGGAGTGGCAAGCCCCGGCCGATACCTCGGTGAGGGGTGAATTTGTGGGCGCCTGTGAACCTGGAAAGGAGGGGATGACGGTTGTCGAAGTTTGAACGCGAAACAGCCGCATGGCAATCGGCCCTCCAGTCCGGCGACCCGAACAGGATCGCACGAACCGCGCGGGCGTTGACAGAACGCAAATCGAAGGTAGACACGTCGTTCCGGTTCACGGTGTGCGACAAGTTTTGGCAGCCGATGGGCGCTGTCGGTGGCGACCTGATCGAGGCGTCGGGTGCTGACCCGCGCAACGATGTTGAAACCGGCCGGATCGTCCTCAAAGGGAACAGCCCTCTCATCCCTTTGTTCATGGACTGCAAAAAGACGATGGTCGGTGTCATCGTCGAGACAGCCGGTTTGCGGTATGCGTTCTACACGAAGAACCACACCTACGAGTACCGCGACAGCGCATGGACCGGCACCGCTGAACTGCGCGGTATCCGCGACATCCTCAATTACTACGTGATTTGGCCGTCGTGGTGGCTGCCGATTCAGGCACAGCCGTTCTCGCACGCGATCTTCGTGTGGGCGCTGCAAACCGTCGTGGAGAACATGGTCGCAGAATGCGCTCTGCGGTTGCAGTCCGGGTGGCTGGAGTTCATCAACAACGGCTTGTCGTTGAACCCGGATATCCGGGCATGGTTCGGCACTGTGTTGCAGGCGTTGTCGCGTGATGGGTTGTCGGTGCAGGCGTTTACCCGCATGCTGCGAACCCCGGTGTATGTGTCACGCACCAATCCGTTGTTGGACACGTCGCCGATGGTCGCGCGGACAGTGCGGATGGAAACCGTTCAGGCCGTCATCAAGGACGTTACCCAGTCGTACGGTGTGGATACTCGCATGGATTTGTGGCTGCCGGGTGATCCGCAGCCTGACCGGTGGGCGAACCTGGACCAGCCTACCTACGTGTTTTCCACAGTGGACCGGTCGCAGATCACTGGCCCGACGAAAACCGTGCTGGATTCGGTGCTGCGCACCACGATTGACCTTGGCGGGTCGCTGGGGGACATCTTCAAACCTGTCATCAAGCAGGTTCCCGGCATGGATGGCGTGTTTTATGCGCCCGCGTTGGGTGTGGATTTTGAGCAGCCGTACGCGTATTTCGTGGCGCCTGAGCCGGGTGAGGACACCGGCATCGATGCATGCACGATCACTGACCACACCCCCGAGGGTTGGCAGCACATCATTGGTGGGCGTTCCCCAAAGTGGTTGAACGACCTGATGAATGCCACCTTCGCATGGCTTATCGACTCGCTGATGATCGTCGTCGGATTCACCGGCATACCGTCCGATCTGCTGTCGGGGTTCCTGAACAACAGCTTCCTGGCGTTCCAGTTGATTCAACACTACGACCGCCGTGACGAAGTTGGCCCGTACCATCCGGCGATCGAGCGGTTCTATCCGACAGCCTCAGCGCCGTACAACATCGAGACAGTCTTTGCATTCATCAACGCTTTGTTTGATTCGCAGGGTAAGACGACGGCGACGGTGCAGTTCCGCAACGGTGCCCAGTATGCGTTGGGGCGTGACGTGTTTCGTGGCGGCCTGATGTCGTTGGTGTTCATGTCTCGTACCCGCATGGTGACTGACTACATCGAGAATGTGATGTGGCGGGTTACCCAGGATGAGCGGAAGGTTCTTCTGCAAATGGGGGATGGCCGTAAGTCGGAGGCCCCGTTGGCGAAGCATCAGCGGTTCATCACGGGGATTTTTGAAACGTTGTCGGTGCTCACACTGTCACCGCAGGGATAGCGTCCCCAATCCTATTTCTTCTGCAACTCGCCCAACATTGAATGGAGCGTGCCCTAATGTCGTGGCCTTTGAACCCCGCTGGGACTCATTACTTGTTTGAGGGAATCGTGGAGATTCCTGTCGATCCGACTGCTGGCGCGGCGATCCTCCAGTTGCGGCCGCAGGGCGGTATCGGTGTTGGCGTGCCCGCGATCGAGAAGGGCGAACCGGGTGTTCCCGCCACGTTCGATACGACAGTGAACCTGACGGAGCTGGACCCGGACGACCCAACCCCGGCGGAAGCGTCGTTCACCGAGATCACACCGCCGTCCACTTCCACGCCTGGCGTGTACCGGTTGAACCTCGCCCTGCACGCGGGTGCGAAGGGCGCGGATGGTGAGGCGGTGTGGGACCCAACGGATGTGGACCCGTCCCCAGTCGCGGGGCAGGTGCCGGTGGTGAACTCGACCGCTGACGGGTTCGTGTTGGCGGCGCAACGTGTGGGGGATCGGTATGTTCCGGCGTCGATCAGCAACACCGCCTCGGGCAATGCGAACTCGACTCTGGCCCAGGTGTCGATCCCGGCGCAGCCGTTCGATTGGCGGCCGCGCGTGCAGGGCTACACGGTCGTCACCGGTGAGGGAGCCGATGTTCGGGTTGATCTTGTGGCCCGTTTGAACGGTGAGACTGGCGGCAACGTGATCGGACGGTGCCCCGGTGTGGCGCAATCGGAGCGGCTGATCCTGGTGGCGGGACCTGCGGCGGGTTCATCGGATGGGTTTGATCGTGTGACGGCCGGTACACCGGCGACGATCTATTTCCGGTGTGAACGGCAAGCAGGTTCGGTGACGTACACGACTTCCGCTTCCACGTCGATGTTTTCGGTTGAGGTTCTTCCGCTGTCATGACGTCATCGTTTGATCCGTTGCCGGAGTGGGCGCATGCGGTGCCGTCTGAGCCGGGTATTCACCCGGAGCAGTCGGCGTTGCAGTGGCAGCGTCCGTTCACTGTTCAGCAGCTGCTTGAGATTGGTGAGCAGTTCATTGAACAGTTTTTGGCGTGGGTGGTGCGCGCTGTTGCTGGGGTGTTCATCCCTGGTGAGGCGTCGTTCGACCAGCTGCGTGATTGGGCATTGAACATCCCCATCCTCGGGGACATCATCGAGGCGATCACGGGTCTTGTTGGTGGCGGGATTGAGGAACTGACCCAGTTCTTCACGAACATCCGGAATTTCTTCCAGTCGATCAACTTCAACGATCCGAGCTTTAACCCCATCCAGGCTGCGGTGCAGCTGGTGAACATCATCATTGCGCCGCTGCGGAATCTGCTGCCCAGTCTGTTGACGATCCTGCCTATCGGTGGCATCTCGAATCAGACGCCGAACATTCTGCCCGCACCGAAGTTCCCTGAGGGGTCGGTCGGTAGCAATGCGGATTGGGTGGTGGACCCGTCGCATTCGCGTAGCGGTGACGGTACGGGCGCGGGGAAGGTTATTGCCGACGGCACGTTGAAGGCGCTGCGTTCGGGCCAGAATGCGGGGGATTTCTTCGCGGTCAGCGAGGGCCAGACAATCACTGCCCGGGTGTTTGTGTCGCATGAGGGGTATGTGGGTACCGGCGCGCCGATCCGGTTGCAGGTGGTGCCGTACATCGACGGCGTTGCACAGGCCCCTGTGGATTTGAACGCGTACGCCCCGCAGGATCAAGATTTGGCGTGGCCCGGTAAGGAGTTGTCAGGGGAGTATCGGGTACCCGCCGGGGTGACTGGTGTGCAAACCCGGTTCGTGGTGACCGAAGACGCCACTGCGGGCACGTTCTGGTGGGATGACGCCGAGGTCAAGCAGACCGGCGTTATTCAGCAGTCGTGGGTCGAGGGTCTTCCGGAGATTCTGCAAACCTTGTTGGCCCGGGTGCAGTTGACGATTGACACGGTGGTGTCGGCGATCCGCGGCGGCGTGCAGACCGTTGAGAACACGCTGGAGGATTTGTTCGACGCTTTGCGCAACATCTCCCCCGAGTCGATCGCCGGCATGCTGGGGCCAGAGAATCTGCGGGAAACCATCGAGAACATCGTCAACAGCATTGTCGGTGGCCTGGTAGGCCTTCCGGGTATTGGTGCGGGCATCGCGGACCTGTTCAACGTGTTGCAGGAGATCGCCTCGCGTGCCAGCTTGGGGTTGTTCTCGTGGGACATCCTTGGCATCAGGACCAACAAGCCCGTCGATAGTGGTTTGTTGCCGTCGGAGCGGTCCAACTTCCCGCTGTCGAATGTCACGACGTGGCTGGAGGCCACGCAGGGCAATTCGCTCATCGGCGTTGACTTGATTGAAGAGTCGATGCCGCTGGGCGTGGTGTCGTGGATCGGCTACGGCCTTTCAGGGATCACCGAGTTCTACGTCAACATCTGGAAGGTCGACTTGACGTCGGGCGACTGGACGCTGGTGCACCATTCCCCGAACATCGTGGGGCTTTTGGGCGGCACGGCCGCGCCCGGGGAGTTCATCTCCTACGAGCTGGATGACCCGGTTCCCGTGGTGGCGTCTGAGGCGTACGCCTATGAGCTTGTCCCGGTGGGCGGTACGCATTATGTGCGTGGCCGTGTGGCGGACTTGCCGAATCATCCGACGTCGCAGATTGTGTCGCTGGCGGCCACCAGAAACAACACGTCGCCGGATAGCCCGCCGTCGTCGATTGTGAAGGCGTCGGTGACCCGCTCGGGCGATGTGCCGTGGGTGAGTATCGCCGTGGATACGGGTTCCGGCGGTGATCACCACGACCCGATGAAAATCTATCTTGGTACCGCGGCCACGGTGTTCCCGGTGCCGAACTGGGTGAACTACATCGACCCGGTTGCGGTCGGTGGCGGTGGTGGTGGCGCGCAGGGCTGGGCGTTGGGCATCAACGGTCAGGCAGGCCAGCCCGGGAAGTTCAACGCCACCACATGGGTGCGCGGTGAGCATTTCGGCGACAACGCCATCATCACCCTCGACCCGGGCGCTGGTGGCGTGGGCGGTCCGGGTGACGGCGCGGCCGGCGGTAACACCACGTTGTCTATCTCCACGCCCGGGGGTGACACGTATTCCATTGTCGCCGAGGGCGGCTCGGCGGGTACCACTGAAGGATTTCTGTCGAAACCTGTTGGCCGAGGCCCGGGCACGTTCACGTTCAACGAGCAGGACTATGTGGGCGGCGTTGACCAGAAGGTCATGGGCGGCCACGGTGCGCCCGCTGGTGGTGCCGGTAACGGCGGCAAGGGCTCGTTGGCGGCCTTTCAGTCCGGCGGAAATGGCGCTCCTGGTGGCGGCTGGGTGTTCTTCCGGCCCGACCCGCTGCCTGACCCTGACCCGGATTTGACGCCCCCCACTGCTCCGACGTTGGTGGAGCTGGTCGATTCAACTTTCAGCACTATCACGATCACGTGGTCTGGAGCTACTGACGTATGACAATCAAAGGCTATTTCGTTTACGCGAAAGAGAAAGACGCCCCTGGTGATTTTGTTCAGTTGAATCCCGACCCGGTGCTGCCGCCGTATGGGACGAACGGTTTGAAGTCGAACACCACCTACGAGTTCTATGTGAAGACGGTGGACAACGCTGGCTGGTTGTCGGACCCGTCGGATACCTACGAGTTCACCACGCCCGCGCATGCTGCGGGTGATTTGTTGTCGCCGGAGGATCAGGCGATGGTGGATCTGATTGTGGAGCAGTCCAGGGCGGAAACCGGCCAACCGGGGGTGATGTTGCAGATCACCGGTCCGCGCGGCAATTACGCGAAAGCGTATGGCACCACCGTGGGCGGCACTGTTCGCCCGTTGACGTTGGATGACCACTTCCGCATGGGCTCTTCCACGAAGATGTTCACCGCGATCGCGTTTTTCCAGGCCGTCGACAAGGGGTTGATCACCCTGGATGACACGCTGGAGCAGTACGTTCCGGGTATCCCGAACGGCACGGCGATCACGATGGGGCACATGCTGTCCATGCGGTCGGGTATCGCGGAGTACACGGCGGGTATCAACGCGCTCTGGATCACGCTGTTTCCGACGTGGCCATGGACGGGCGCGAAGGACTTCCTGAGCTCTATGAAAGGGCCGTCAAATTTCTACCCCGGCACCGACTACCTGTATACGAACTCCAACTTTGCGCTGATCGGGATGGTTCTGGAGATTGTTGACCCGGCCCATCGGCCGATCAAGCAGATCCTCAAAGAGGACATCATAGACCCTCTTGGGCTGACGGAAACTTCATGGCCGCCGATCGGTCCAGTTCCACCCCCAGCGTCGATTTCCGACAAGTTCAACCCGAACTTCCTCGACGCTGCCGGCGCGTTGGCGACGAACATCAACGACTACACGAAGTTCGCGGAGGCGTTGCGCGACAACGCCATGGGCTTGTCACCAGAGTCGTACGAGGCGTGGCTGTCAACGTTCTGGAAGCACTCCACAGGGTGGGACCCGTACGCGAACGGGTTCTACATTCCTTCCGAGTACTACTACGGGTACGGGATAGAGTCGTTCGGAACGTGGTTCGGGCATCCGGGACTTTTTTCGGGTGGCTGGTCGTCCACGATTTTCTTCGAGCGGGACTCGGGCGCGACATTCACCCTGCACGAAAACTCAAATACAACCAATCCCCCGGCCGCGGGCTATACGCGAATTTGGGTGCGGGTGGCGGAGTATCTGTATCCCGGAACGATTACGAATGACCAGAACTGGCCGGTGCCGCCGGAGCCGGTGGATGTTGGGTTTGATGCCGTGTCGGAGCCGGTGGATGTTGGGTTTGATGCCGTGTCGGGGGCTGGGGCTGGTGTCGGTAGCGCCACTGTGAACTTCAAGGCCTCCGAGGGGGCCACGGTGTTCGCGGTGGTGGCGTGGGACCGCGCGGGCTCAGCCCCGTCGGCCACGTATGGCGGCGCCGGCGGTGTACTTCTCGGGTCCGTTTCGCACAATGGCGATCCGGCGAATGGGGGCCTGGCGATTTTCCGCATGGAGAACGCAGGCTCCGGCGTTGCTCGCCAGATGAAGGCCACCGGCCCGGGCTGGGTGAGTGCGTATGCCATTTCATTCAATGATGTTGTGTCCGTGGGAACCCCCACGTTCGCGCACGGCAACGGTACTGCGCACAGCCAGTCGGTGACGGTACCGAGCGGGGTGACGCTGCAGGCGTTCTCGGCCGGGGCCGGGGGGGTGTCGTCGTCCAAGCTGACAACGATTCTGGGGGCGCGCTTGCGCGCGGAGCAGTCGGGGATCGCCCCGCCCCTGTGTGTCAACACAACCACGAGGACGGGGACGGTGAGCGCTACATCGGCGCAGCCGAACAGGTGGGCTGGCATGGCGGTGAACTTGCAGATTGGGGGATGAGCGTGGCTGTTGGCTGGTGGGCTGAGTCCCACGTCTCGTTCGGCGTCACCATCACTCCTGAGGTGGGATTCCGCTACGGCGGTCCGAAACAAGAGTTCGGCGTCACCCTCACCCCCGAGATCGGCATGTCCGCTGTGGCGCACAACCGTGCGAGTTTCGGTTTGTCGGTGCCGGTTTCGCTGGGGATGGGGGCGGCCAGCCACAGCAAGGCGTCGTTCGGTCTGGTGTTCGCGCCGTATATTGCGATGCGTGGTCCGGCGGCGTTCGAGCCGGTGTTTCCGTCCGAGGATTTGTATCCGTCGGTGTCGCTGTTCCCGACGCCGCGCGCGCAGTCTCCCGGTTTCGGGTTGTCGTTCACGCCGAGCCTGGGGTTCGAGGCCGCGCCGAAGTTTGCGCGGTCGTTCGGTATCGAACTGGACCCGCAGGTCGGCATGGGTACCGCACTCGGGTTCACGAAGGGCTTCGGGCTCGAACTGTCCCCGCAGGTTGGAATGTCCGGCGCGGAGCGGTATTACCGCGAGTTCGAGCTGATGTTGACCCCGGGAATCGGTATGGACGCTGTGGGTAATGACGGTGTTGACCCGGTGGCGTTCGACGCGGTAACCATGTCCCAGCAAGCGACGTCGACGTTCTCGTTCAACCACACGGCCACCGCCGGAGCGTCGGTACTGGTGTCACTGGTTGTACAGGGCAGCGACACGATCGCTTCTGTCACCTACGACGGATCAGCGATGACGCTTATCGGCAGCCAGGCTCTAAACAATAACGCTGGCGAAGGTTCTCAACACTTGTATGTCATTCATGGTGTTGCTGGCGGGTCCAAGCAGGTGACGGTCAACAAGCCCACCGGCTTCGGGTGGGTGGGCGCTGTCGCGGCCTCGTATCTGAACGCGACCACCACCGGCACTGTGCAGAAGTCATACGGAAACAGTGGTTCGGCAAGCCTGTCGGCGTCCGCGCCTGGAGACGGTGGCCGGGTAGTCGTTTCGTTCGCCAACATGGGGAACCGGACGTTTACGCCCTCTGGCGGAACGAACCGATTCTCGGGTTCGGGCCTGTTCCCGATCCTGACCATCAGCGACGCGACGACAGCCACGAACTTCACGGCGACAAGCTCGTCGGGCACATGGGCCGCCATGGCGGTCCCGCTCAATCCCGCATAACTCGAAAGGAAACAATCATGGGTATTCCCAACGCAACTCACAAAGCAGCATCGGACGCTATCGCCAGTCTCGGTGACTGGATCAGTGTGCATACCGGAGCCGCTGGCACCACAGGGGCGAACGAAGCCACGGGCGGTGGATACGCGCGAGAGCAGACGTCATGGACGTCAGGCTCCTCGGGCACCAACACCGGCGACGAGGTTGAAATCTCCGTGGCAGCAGGCACCTACGTGGAGGGCGGCATCTGGTCGGCCAGCTCGTCGGGCACCTTCGTCGGCTCGGAAGCTTTCGACGACGGCGACGTGGAGGTGTCCGGTTCGGGCGCGAGCATCTCGGTGACGCCCCGCATAGTCGCCTGAAATCCTGGATAGGGGAACTGTTTTGAACATCAAAACTGATCATCAGATCGTCGCGTTCGGCAACGACATGATGGGCTTGTTTGACCGTGACGGCACGTTGATTGTGCAGGCCGCCCGCGTGGTCGGCGGGTGGGAGGTCACCGCCGAGGGGCGGCCCCCGGCGACCGTGTTGGATCGGTCTTCGGCGATCACCGAAATGATCAACACCGCCCTCGCGGTGCTTCCGGGTGACGGTTATTCGTGCCTGGTGCCGAGGGGTTTGCGGGCGCAACCTTAGGAGGGGGTTTGGTATGGCTTATTCGAAGCAGTCGTGGGAGAACGTTCCCTCGACGAACACCCCGTTGTCGGCGGACCGTCTCAACCACATCGAGGACGGTATCGAAGGGGCGCATGAGGGGCTGGACGATAAGGCCGACCTCGCCCACGACCACGTTTTGGCCGATGTTACCGATGTCACCTCTACTGGCGCGGCTATTGCTGGCGCGGCGGATAACGATGCAGCCCTGGAGGCTTTGCAGCCGGAGTTGGACAACAAGATCCACGAGATCGTCGACTACTACGCGACCAACGAGTTGGATGTTCAGGTGGATGCTTCCGATGTGGTGTCGGGCACGCTGAGCATTAATCGCATCCCCGTGGGTAGTAGTGGTTCCACGGTGTGTGTTGGTAATGATTCGCGCCTGTCGGACCAGCGGACACCCTTGGACAACTCGGTGACCCTGGCCAAGATTCAGGACGGTGCGATCACCAACGCGAAGATCAATACCGGCGCGGCGATTGCGAAATCGAAGCTGGCTTCGGATGTTCAAACCTCACTGGGTAAAGCGGATTCGTCGGTGCAGAAATCCGGCAGCGCGTCCGGGATGTGGATGGGCACCACCCTTCCTGGTACCGGCACGGCGGGTGTGTTGTACGTGGTGGTGCCGTGAAAGTTTGGAACGGCACGGCGTTCGTTGACCCCACTGCGTTCAAGGTGTGGAACGGGTCGGCGTTCGTCAACCCTGAGTTGTACACGTGGAACGGGACCAGCTTTGACAAGGTGTGGCCGTCGTTCGAACCGTTCACCCTGGAGAACGTCAACTTTACCGACGAGCCTGTACCCGCAGGGGCGTCCGGATGCTGGGTCACACTTGGCGGCGCAGGCGGCGGTGGCGGCTCAGGCAGGCGATCGAACTCTGGATACCGCTACGGCGGCGGTGGTGGCGGTGGCGGCGCCTACATCGACCGGGTATGGATTCCGCGGTCATCGCTAGGGGAGACGTACACCATCACCCGCGGCACCGGGGGAGCCGGTGGCTCAAGGGCTTTCCCTTCGAGCAACGGCAGCAACGGAACGGACGGCGGAGATTCGTTCTTCATCTCCGGTGACGTGAGTTTGATCGCCGGTGGAGGTAAGGCTGGCGCACGGGGCACCAACAGCAGCGGCAGCGGCGACGGCGGTTCCGGCGGCACGGCTTCAGCTTCCGGTGCGTCGGCCTCCACATACAACGGCGGCAACGGCGGCAATGGCGGCAGCAGCCCCACCAATGGGCAGAGCCGCTCAAACGGTGCAGGCGCGGGCGGTGGCGGGGCCGGCGGCATGCTCTCCAACGACAACACCTTTAACTCGGCGAGTGCTGGCTCTAGTAGCGGCCCAGCCGGGAACGGCGGCAACGGATCTCGTGGCGGTAGCGGCACGGGAACGGATGCCGGGAGTGGCGGTGATGGCTACAACAAGATCGAGTGGGTGTAGGTCAAGCTCACTCGGCCCTGATGATCTGGTAAACGCGCCCACGCGTAATGCCGGCTCGACGGGCAACTTCTGGCGCGGGCATCCCGTCGGCGTACGCCTGCCTGATGAGCGCGAACATCTCTTCTGTCAATGCCGACAATTCGGCGGCGTTCTTCTTTCGCTTGACGTGGTTCTCGTCGAGTCGATCCGCGATGTTCACACCGGAAGAGTAGCACGTTATACGCAGTTGACAAGGTGTGTAACCGGCTATACAGTCTGAGGCAGAAAGACACCGCCCGGCGGGGCGATAGGCCTGAGAAACCAACCCCGCCGAGCGGCCCACCCCCAACAGGAGGCCCACCAATGCTACGCAACGCCATCGCAACCATCACAGCCGCCCTCACCCTCGCACTCCTCACACCCGCCGTCGCAGACGCCGCACCCAAACACTGCGACAACCACGGCACCGGCCACGGCATGATCTACAAACACGCCTGCGCCACCGGCAGCGGCGGCGCAGGAGCCGACTGGACATACGCCACCCACGCCGACGGCACACCCAAGATGGACGGCACCAAACACATCTACAAGTGCGTGCGCCACTGCGGCGGCGGCCGCCACCACGTCGAAACCACCGACACCTGGTGACCCGCCATGAAGATCCACGTTCAATCCCGCGGCCCCGCCGGCTGGAACGCAACAGTCCTCTTCACCACAGGAACCGTCCTGACTGTCGCTGACGACCAAGGTCGCAGGCACCTGATCGACACGTCCCGCGTCACGGTCAGGAGGCTGCCGTGACCAAGCCCCTGCCAAGCAGGTGCACTGTGAAACGCATAGCCGGGGCTCTCGGAACCGGACTCCTCGGAGGCATCGCACTCACCAGTGTCCTGTCCTGGATGTTCGCCACAGGCAACTCCGCCATCGACTTCTTCATCGAACGCGACACCCTGTTCTACTTCTAAACCCACCCCAGAAAAAGCCCCGCCACCCACTTGGGTGCGCGGGGTTTTTCTATGCCCGAAAGGAACCCCGTGACATGGACCGTCTCGGAATCATCCTGCTCAAACTGCTCGGACCACTCGCCGACAGGATCGCCGACCGCATCGCCGACAGGATCGCCGAGAACCTGCCCGACCTGTCCGATTTGGATGACCAGATCGTCGCGAAACTCCCCGACCTGACCAACCTTCCAGAACAGGTCATCAACATCATCGGCCGGCTGCCGAGATTCCCGTTCCTGCTGGGCGGCAAGCCATGAAGGTCACCTACCGCGGCATGGAGATCGAACTCGAACTGCGCGTCGGGTTCACAGTGCACAACCAGGACGGCTCGTCCTACATCCAGGTCCACGTCACGCCGACGTCAATCACAGGCGGTGGTCCGGACGGCGACGGCGGCGAACCCCTACCGATCGAGAGGGCGGCATGAGCTTCACCTGGTTCCGACCCGAAGGCCCGCTACGCACCCGCGAACAAATCGCCCGCGAAGTCCACGCCGTCTCCCTAGCCCGTGGCCTCGATGAACTCGCCACCGTCATTGCCCTGATGACCATCTCCACCGAGGTCGGCACCGGAACCGGCGATGACCGCAAGTGGTGGTGCCCCGCCAACGACCGCGTCCCCGCCACGAAGAACTACCCCCACGACTCCCGCAGTGACGACAACCGCTCATCGGGCTACTTCCAGCAGCAACCCGGGCCGAACGGCGAACCGTGGTGGGGCACACCCGAAAACATGATGACCCTGCCACAAGCAGCCAACACATTCCTCGAACGACTCTCCGACGACTACAGGCGCGCCGCCAACAACCCCAGGTTGGCCGGCGAGTTCGCGCAACGAGTCCAGCAATCCGCATACCCCGACCGCTACGCCGACAAATGGGACGAAGCCTGGTCGGTGCTGCGACGTGCCCTCAACGAAACCACACCGGAGGAACCTGTGACCGAAAACCGGCCCGCCTATAACGAGTTTCCGATCTGGTCGGCCAACAACAGCGCCCGCAGCGGCAAGCCCACCATGTTCCTGATCCACACCCAGGAAGGCGGTGGTGGGGACGCTGCCGCCGAGAACCTCGCCAAGTGGTTCCAGAACAGCAACGGCGTCTCCTACCACTACACCATCTCCCAGGCGTCCGATGGTGGTGTGACCGTGGTCGATTGCGTCGACACCGACCGCGCCGCCTGGTCAGTCGGCAACGCCAACAGCATCAGCATCAACCTGTGCTTCGCGGGGTCGCGAGCATCCTGGATGCGGGATCAGTGGATGAAGCAGTCCAACGCAATCGACGTCGCCGCATATCTGGCGGTGCAGGACGCGAAGAAGTACGGCTTCGAACCACTCGTGGTTCCCCCGCCGTACATGAACGGCCGTCCGGGGATCTCGGATCACCGGTGGGTGACTGACGTGTTCAAGTGGGGCACTCACACCGACGTCGGCGACTGGTTCCCGTGGGACTACTTCACCGAGCGCGTCGCCTTCTGGGCCAACGGTGGTGTCAGTGAACCGGAACCGCCGAAGGTGAAGCGGTTCCCCGACGACTGGACCGACCGCGAACTTGCCGTGGAGACCTTGCGTCAGCAGCGCGGCTACGCGCTGGATGGTTGGCCGCAGCTCGGCGGCCGGACGGTGGTGGACGCGCTGGGCGCGATCGGCGCGAAGCTCGGCATCGAAGGATGTTACGACGTCAAGGGCAAGTCCTGATGCGCATCGACGGGCAGTATGTGGGCCTCGGGTTGGGTGATTCGTCCGAGGAAATCCGCCGGATCAAGGCGTTCATGCGGCGCAAGTTCGCTTCCTACGCGGGCAATTTGGCTGATACCCCGCTCTACGACGAGCAGATGACCGCCGCAGTCGCCGAAATGCAGGCCCGGTACAACACGGCTGGGCAGCTGCGCGACGGGCTCTACATCCCCGGGATTATCAACGCTGAAACCAAGTACGTCATGGGCTACCTGCCGCGCCCCGCCGTGGATACCCGGCCCGTGCTGATCACCGTGTGCGGCACCGGTGTTCCCTGGTGGATCGGCCCCGACGCCGACACCGCCCGCGCCGTCGAAGACAAATACCTGTGGCAACCCATCGGCTACCCAGCAGCAGCATTCCCGATGGGCAAATCCATTGCCGCCGCCATCACCGAAACCCACAACCAGGCTAACCGGTGGCGCGAACGCATCGAAACCTGCGGGACCGCACTGGCAGGCTATTCACAAGGCGCAGTGATCATCTCCGAGCTGTGGATGAACCACATCGCACCAGAAGACGGCTCCCTGCACTGGATGAAACCCCATGTCCGCAAAGCGGTCACGTGGGGCAACCCGAACCGCGAACTCGGACACGTGTGGGCCGATCACGGCGGCTCCCCAATGGCCCCATCCAACACCCAGGGCGTCTCATCGAACGGCATGCGTGACACCCCCGGCTGGTGGCGCGACTACGCCCACCAAGGCGACCTGTACGCCTGCACCGAACCCGGCGACACGCAAGAGGTCCGCAACGCCATCTGGCAGATCGTGCGCGACCTCGACTTGTTCACCGGCCCCGATTCGCTGCTGGCCCAAGTGATCGAACTCGCGCAAGCCCCGCTGCCGGAGACGATCGCGATCACCCGGGCGATCCTCGACGCGGGCATGTTCTTCGCGAAACGCACCGGCCCGCACGTGGACTACAACCCCCAACCCGCCATCGACTACCTACGCACATAAGGAGGCACCATGCTGACACGTTCATTCTGGATCGACGCCGCCGAGCGGGCCATACGCACATTCGCCCAAACCGCGATCGCCACACTTGGCGCCGGCGCGGTCGATCTGATGACCACCGACTGGGTATCAGTGCTGTCCGTGTCCGGTGGCGCGGCTGTCGTATCACTGCTGATGTCGATCGGCGCGGAACGCCGCGGCAACCCCGGAACGGCTTCTGCGACTAGAGCGGTCACTGCCGCATGATGTGGGAATCGGTGCGCGAAGCAATGGATGCCGCGTACCAGCCCGAAGATGGTATCGACCTGATAGGACTGCTCATCATCGGTTTACCTTCAACGATCGCAGCGATCGGAACGGGAATTGTCGGTGTCCTCACTGTTCGAGGGCAACGCAAGGGCCGGGAACGTGCCCGAAAGATCGACGCGAAAACCGATGAGATTCACGAGCAGACCGTCAACACCCATGACACCAACATGCGTGACGACCTCGACGAGATACGCGATTTGGTGCGGGACGGATTCAAACAGATTCAACGGGACATCGGAGGGTTGAGGGAGGAACTGCGAACCGAACGACTGGAACGAATCGAAGGCGACAAACGCCGCGACCGGTAACCACCAGGAAAGAAGGGCGCACGAATGTCACTACTGGCCGATCTCGCGGGCCTGCAACCCCGCACATGCCCCGCATGCGACTGGGCGGGCGCCCGGTCGAAACAGGAACGCGCAGAGATAAACACGGCGGTGGAGTCCGCCAAACGCGGCGAGGTTCAGTTCACCGACGTGCTGCGAGTACTCATCAAACACGGCATGCCCGACATGAAACCGTCAGCGTGGCGGCACCACGCGAGGAACCATCATGTCCCTGACTAGCGACCTACGTCAGGTCCGCATATCCGAGGGTGTGCGCAACAAAATTCTGATCCTCGACGTCGAACGCCTCCCCGGCATCACCGAACAGTACTGGTGGGACAGGGGCGACCTGAAGAACCGGTACGTGCAGTACGAGACGGTGACCCGAATGCCGCGCACCACGATCGTGTGCGCCAAGTGGTACCACGACGCCGAGGTCATTCAACTCGCGGAATGGGACAGTGGTGGCCGCAAACGGTTCCTGCGGCGCGTGCATAATCTGCTGGCGCAGGCTGACATTGTTGTTGGGCACTACATCGACGAGGCGGATGTGCCGTGGCTGAAAGGCGACCTGCACATCGAGGCTGGGTTGCCGCCGCTGCCGCCGTTCAAGACGGTGGATACGCTGAAGGTGTTGCGTCGTGAGTTCAAATCCGGGGCGCCGTTCAAAGGGTTGGATGCGTTCTGCCAGATCGTCGGGCTGCCCGCGAAAACTGATCGCTATGACCGGTTCGCGATGGAACGCGCCGTGACGGAGAAGAGCACTGTGGACCGGGAACGTCTCATCGCCTACTGCGCCGGCGACGTCATTGCCACACAGGGGTTGTACGACTTCCTGAGGCCGCACATCAAGAATCATCCGGCGCTGTTTGTGGACGGCGAGGACAAGCTGACGGTGTGTAACCGGTGTGGCAGTGAAACTGTGTTGATTCCGCGCCGGTATGTGGCGAACGTGCTGACCTACACGATGCGCCGCTGCACCAGCTGCGGCGCGCATTCGCGGCTGTCCATCGAACCGGAACGCATGAGCGTCGTGCGGGGGGTTTGAACGTGAACATTCGTGTGTGTACGTTCCTCGATCACGGTGTGACGGTGGGATTTCTGTGGGACGCGGTCAAGGCATGGGTGGTGCGTCGTGATGTCCGCTGATCCCGTGCGCGGCGCGATCCAGGCCAGCCTGGACGCGATGGGCGATGGTTGGCAGGTGGCCCACTATGTGGTGGTCGTCGGACTGGAACGCATCGACGGCGAGCGCATGGACCTGGGCGCTACGACCGTGATCACACCTATAGGTCAGGCGGGGTATGTCACCGACGGTTTGGTGAACCGTTATTGGGATGAGTCGTCTGGTGAGTGATCCGCAGCTGGAGTTGTGGCGGTCGCTGTGGCTGGCCGTCGTGGCGGGGATGATCGTCGCGATGCTGGTTTACGTCCTGGCTTAATCTTCGGATTGTGAAGGCAAGCCGCCCCCTTGCACACTCTCCGGTGCAAGGGGGCGGCTTTCTTCATGTCTATTCAGGGGACCGTGTTGTCCGTGTTGTCACTGACAACACGGCTCCAGGTTTTCCCAGGTCGCTACAGGTCTAAAAAGGTCGGAACAGAACCACACGGGTGTTTTTTCGCAGGTAAACGCCCATTTCCCCACGATACGAAGGGGTTCGAATCCCCTTAGCTCCACCACCTGAACAGGCAAAACAAAATCTGACAGCACCAATGACATCACCTCGGCTAGAATCCGGGGTATGGCATCAGTGCGTGAGCGGAACCGAAAAGACGGAACCACCGCCTACCTGGTCTCTTACCGATTCGGCGGAAGAGGCAGCGCACAAGGCGCACTCACCTTCGACAACCGCAAGGCCGCAGACGCCTTCGCCGCCGCCGTCAACGCCCACGGGGCTGAACGAGCCCTACAGATGCACGGCATCAACCCCACACCCCGAGGAACCAAGTCAGAGCTGACCGTCGCCGAATGGGTCCGGCACCACATCGACCACCTGACCGGCGTCGAGCAATACACGATCGACAAGTACGAGCAGTACCTCGCCAACGACATCAAACCCAACCTCGGCGACATACCCCTCTCCAAGCTCTCTGAAGAAGACATCGCCAGGTGGGTCAAGGCGATGGAAACCACCGGAGGACGGGACGGCAACGGCCACGCCCCGAAGACCCTCCGAAACAAATACGGGTTCCTATCGGGGGCGTTGAACGCCGCCGTCCCCCGATACTTGTCCACCAACCCTGCGTCGGGCCGACGGCTTCCCCGTGGGGACGCTGAGGACGACGACGAGATCCGCATGCTCACCCACGCCGAGTTCGACCGGCTCCGCGACGCGGTTACACCTCACTGGAAGCTGATGGTTCAGTTCATGGTGTCGACCGGTTTGCGGTGGGGTGAGGTGTCGGCGCTGCAGCCTAAGCATGTGGATTTGGAGTCGAGCACGATCCGGGTGCGTCAGGCGTGGAAGTACTCGTCTGCCGGGTATGTGTTGGGGCCGCCGAAGACGAAACGGTCCCGCCGCACGGTGGATGTGCCGGCCAGGCTGTTGGAGCGGCTGGACCTGTCGAACGAGTTTGTTTTCGTCAATACCGATGGTGGACCGGTCAGGTATCCGGGGTTTCTGCGTAGGGTGTGGAATCCGGCTGTGGAGAAGGCTGGTCTGGTTCCGCGGCCGACTCCGCACGATTTGCGGCACACGTATGCGTCGTGGCAGCTAACGGGCGGGACACCGGTGACGATTGTGTCTCGCCAGCTGGGTCATGAGTCGATTCAGATCACGGTGGACACGTACACGGATGTGGATCGGACGAGTTCGCGGGTGGCGGCGGAGTTTATGGACGGATTGTTGGGGGACTTTTAAGACCCAGATGCGCCCTACCAGGGGATCTAGATCCTGGTAGGGCGCCTTTTTGTGTTTGCGGAACTTATCGGGAGTTCCGCAACTATCAACTCCGAGTTGATAGTTCGAGGATAGGTTGGACCATGTTTGTGGTGTTGAAATATGGTCCATATTTCTGGTACCATTTTTGGTATGTCGAGCTACCGGGTTGAGATCGAGACCAGCGCCGCGAAGCAGATCCAACGGTTGCAGCGCTCCGAGCAGAAGCGCGTCATGGTCGCGATCACCGCGCTTGCTGACGATCCCCGCCCGCACGGATGCACGAAGCTGTCCGGCACCACCGACGCGTACCGCATTCGCGTCGGCAACTTCCGCGTCGTCTACGTGATCGACGACGGACTTCACATCGTCAACGTCACCCGCGTTGGCCACCGCAGAGAGGTCTACAAGCGATGAGCGTTCTCGTCCCAATCAGCAAGGCCAAGGCCAAGTTGTCCGAACTCGTGCGCCAGAGCGAAGACACTGACGTTGTCCTGATGAACCACTCCACACCGGCCGCCGTGCTGATCTCGGTGGAGCGGTACGAATCCCTGCAAGAGGAACTCGAAGATCTGCGGGACCGGCTGAGTGTGCATGAGCGCAGCGGGGTCACCGTCTCGGTGGACAAGCTGATGGCCGAACTCGGGCTCAGCACCGACTAAAACACCGACCTCACTCGGTCATAGTCCAGGCTCCGCAGCCGCTTGTGCGGAACATGATGCGGTGGTCGCCGTTGATGGTGCCGGTCCACGACGCAACACCGTCGGGTTGGATGTTCGCGCGGACGGTGCCGGATGATGCTTCACCTTCGCGGAGTGTTTCGCCGCCGCGATACTCGGAGACGCTGACGATGGCCCAGGTGCAGCCGGGGGAGTCGGGTGGGATGGTGGCGGTGTAGGTGCCCCAGTCGTATCCGTCGGCGCCGCCCATGTTGTGGTAGCCGTTGCCGGGGATGGTCCGATACGGGTTCACGCGCGCTGTGGTGGTGGTTGGCGTTGTGGCGGCTTGCGTTGTGGCGTCGTCGTCCTTGTCGCCACGGGCGGAGACGATGGCGACAAGGGCGAGGACGCCGAGCGCGGCGGCCATCACTTTTCCCAGCGAGACTGCGTTGTTGTTGTTGTTGTTCATGGATGTGTGCGCTTTCTGGTGAGGGGCTGGCAAACGTGACGCACTGTCGGTTATCTAATCGTGATATTCCCATTTGTGGGCTTCGTGTGTCGATCTTGGCAACGATCCGTTAGCGTCTACGCATCCGGTTGCGAGGGGCGGCCGGTGTTGTTCATTTCGGTAGGTGCAGCCCATGTTTGATGACGATCTCGACACTCTGCTGGCGCGGATTTTGAACGCGATGGATGAGTGCCCGCCAACAATGTGGTCGCTGGACCGGGCGCGCCTAGTCCTTGCGGCGTTGACGCGCCCGGACGCTCCTGGCGACGTGGGCGTGGATCGCAGGGCCTGTTTCGCTGGCCCTAGGCTGGCGCGGTTGCGGCGGTTCACCGGGCCTGGCGCCTAGGTCTTCCTCCTTGTCTTGACGCGCTTCGCGCGGTGTTCTCTTCTCCGTCTGAGCTTCCATGACATCTCGTGCCTCCTTTAGTCGTATTTCGATCTGCGCCACCAGCTCGGCGTCGCTGATCCGATCTGGCCCGTAGTGCACTTCAATGACGTCGGCGGCCTCGCTGGGGGTGAGGTAGCCGGCGGCTACAAACGCCTCGACGGGTGGGCGGCCGTATGCGCGGGCGAGTTGCACGATTGATTGCGCGCTAGGAGCAGTGCTCCCGTTGGCCCATCGGTTGATGACCGTCGGGCCAATCCTTGACTTTGCGGCTATCGCCTTTTGTTCTTCCGTTCCCGCAATGCGAGTGACGTAGTTCCACCATGTGCTCACCCCCCGCAGTCTATTGCGTGCACGCAAGCATAGGTAGTGGGAAAACGCGCTTGCGTGCACGCAAGCGTGCTGCTTGGGGAATTACACGTCTGTGTTTCAGCACTGCACGGGCGCAATCGGTGCCCGTTACCAAACTGTTATCTTTAGTGCTTGCGTGCACGCAATCCCATGTGTACATTCAATCGCATGGCCGCAAGTGTGCAGGCCAGAACGTCAAAGAGAGAGGTAAGAGGTGTTGGCAACTTTGCAGATCAACCGCCCCGGCCTCGCCAAGGTTCGACGACTCGCAGGACTTCAGTACGACCACGAGCTGGCGGAGCGCATCAACGTCGACGCCACCACCGTCTCCCGCGTGCTGACCGGAAAGAGCGCTCCCGGACCCCGGTTCATCGCGGGGTGCGTCGAAGCGTTCGGCGCAGATTGCTTCACGGACATATTCCTCATCGTCCCCGACGGCGACGAGACACCCGCTGCATAGAAGAAGCCCCCACCTGTGTGCAGCAGGTGAGGGCAGAAGACACCTGAGAGGAAAGGCTCAAATGTCTGAATTACAGCTTACCGGTGACCAGTCACCGTTCGACGCCGGACGCATCCCGTGCCCGCAGGGCGGCGAGGACCGGTGGTCTGCCCGCTGGCTCATGGAGCAGATGGGGTACGACAACTGGCAGAACTTCGAGAAAGTCGTCGAACGCGCCAAGGTTTCCGCCCACAACCAGGGTTTCAACGTTCGGACCCTTTTTACTGCCGTCAGTAAAAAGGGCGCCGGCAGGCCGCAGTCCGACTTCCTCGTCACTCGGTTCGCGGCATACCTGATCGCAATGAACGGCGATCCACGCAAACCGGAAGTGTCGGCCGCACAGGAGTACTTCGCCGTCAAGACCCGTGAGGCCGAGACTCGTCCGGCCATTCCGGACATCACCACCCCTGAGGGGTTGTTGGCGATGACGGAGATGTTCGCGGACACCGCGCGCAAGCTCGTCGCTGTCGAGGCCGAGAAGAAGATGTTGGCGGCCGCGATCGAACGGGACGCCCCGCTGGTTGCGAAGGCTGAGGCTCACACCGGGTCTGATTCGGATGTTCACCGTCAGGAGTTCGCCCGCGAGGTCCAGGCGTGGGGGACCAAGCAGGGCATCGACATCAAGCAGGCGGATGTGTTGCGGTTCCTCGGACACATCGGGTTGTTCATCCGTGGTGAGCGCTCCGACACCGGTCACGCGACAGCTGACGCTCAGCGTCGAGGGTTGGCGTTCACCCACAAAAATGTTGCGCGCAACGGATACGCGTATGCGGTTGGGAAGTTGACGCCGGCTGGTCAGGACTACGCCTGGAAGCGGATCACCAAGTACGTCGCCGATCACGGCACGTTGGTGCTGCCGCGCGAGCTGCGGGGCGGTGATCCGGCGTGAGTAGCGACCCGTCATGCAAAGGCAGCCAGAGCCGCTACAACAAGGGGTGTCGATGCGACATGTGCAAGGCGGTCAATCGCGAGAAAGCACGCAAGAGACGTGAGCGGAACCGTGAAAAGCTGCAGGGTTCGTATACGGGCTTCACCCACGGAATCGGCGGCTACGACAATTGGGGATGTCGCTGCGAAGTTTGCAAGGCCGCGGCGCAGAAGAACAGGGCTAAATATCGTGCAGGACTGAAGACTCGTCCACGCGATGAGGTTCCGCACGGAACTGCCAACGGCTACAACCACTGGGCATGCCGGTGCGATCCGTGCCGAACTGCTTGCATACGCTGCGAGATCCAAGTATGTCGACGCAGCTGAGTATTACGCAAAGCACGAAGCGCTGCAAAACGAGCGAAGTAGAACTTTCGCGCATCACCATCGAGATACCTGGACTGGTCCAGAGCTGGAAATCCTTAGCCGCGAGACTCTTTCACTGGCCGACGCCGCGCAGATGCTCGGACGAACGCTGGCGGCATGTAGGGAGATGCGGAGAAAGCTTCGAGTCGATCCGAGAAAGAAGGGATACCTGTGAAGTTCACCGGTGACTACCTCTACCGGGTTCGTGTGATCTCCTACCCGAAGGGCTCTTTCGAGTGCATCGACGAGGCCGCTGACTACTGGATACCCACCCCCGGCTGGCGTCCTCCGGGGTGGCGCCCGGTTGGCAACTACACCCAGATCATGGGCACCGACGAGTTCGTGTGGCCGGTAACGAACAAGGTGTACGGGTCGCACTCGACAGCTAAGAAGCGGGCCGACCTTCTCGAGTCCTATGGGGCTACTGCGGTGGTTGAGCGTTCCAGCCGGATTGTGTGGCCCGAATCATGAGCTTCTCTTTCTACTCAAAACCTCAGCGTCTGATCAAAAAGTCACACGGCGGTGTGACCATCGGTCTAGGGAACTACGACGGAACCGACCTGGCCTACCTCAATGTTGCCGGTTACCGAAATGACGCCGATGTCCTTCTCACCGCCGATGAACTCACGGACCTGATCGACCAGCTCACCATCATCCGAAACGCGATGAGGCTGACATGACTTTCCACGCGAGGCCGAGGCCGAAGGTGCAGCACTTCCCGAAACCGAAGAAACCACTGTTTGTGTCGAAACCGAAAGGGGGAGCGAGATGATCGAGGCGTACCCCGTGGAGCAGGTGGCAGACAAGTACCTGCCTCACATGAAGGACCGGGTTCGGTGGATGAAGCGCCGACTCAAGAAGGGCGAGATTCCGGGGAAGCAGCTGTCGCGGAGTGTGTGGGTGATGACGGACGCCCATATTGAGCAGTGGCTTTCGGGTGGTTCGCCTGTGTCTCAGCAGGAGCCGGTGGAACCGGTGTCGTTGGCTGATGGGTTGTCGGCCCGGTCGCGGCGGAGGCTGGCTTCGTGAGTACGTCTGCTCCTAAGCATCGGAGTGTGTGCCAACTGTCGGGTGAAGTGACTCGCCCGTATGGGGTGTGGAAAGCGTTGGCGGAGTTCGACGCCCGTCAGTTGCGTGAGGCTGCGGAGTTGGAGGCGTTGCGTGAAGAAAACGCGCGGTTGAGGTGCCGGCTGCAGGAACTGGGGGAGACAGCGTGAGTGGTCTGCTCTGGATTCTCGTGGCCGTTGTCGTTGCCGCTCAGGTTCCCCAGGTGGTTCTGCTGATGGCCCCGCGTGCGTTCTGGGACGGCTTGTACGACAGCCGACCGACAGCGGCGTGCTTCCTGTGGGGATATTCCCACCCCTTCGGCCCGGATTGGAGTAACCGGTGAATCTTGTTGAGCGTTTGAATGCCAGGTTTAACAACGTGATTCATGACGGGCTCGCCTTGGTGGGTGCTGTGGTGGATCCGTGGCTGGCCAAGCTTGAGCGTCAGGCCATGAGCAATGCGTTGGGTCGGGATTTCGGCCTGGACTACGCGGATGGTCTTGCGGCTGCGGAGGCTGAGGAAGAAGTCCACGAACCCGGATTCGTACTGCTCGACGAGTTCATGGAGTTGGGGGAGTTCCTGGATTCTGCGACCGCGGAAGAACTCGCCGCCATGCGCCAGCAGCGTGAGGTGTCCGAAGACGATCTCACGATGCGCATCGCTGATCTTCATGGCTGGTCTGTGCCGAGCATCGTGGACAGTCGGATCGCTCGGGCTCTGCTGGAGACGTATCACATCACCCCGAAGTAAAGGCGGGCCGCCGCCCCATTGCGCGGGACGACGGCCCTAACACCGGAAACACCCATCCAAAACAAAGAGAAGGAACACCCAATGTCCATTGATCTCGACCGCATCACCCACCCCCTGCGCCTCGCACAAGGCAGCCATCAACCAGGATCCGGGAAAGGCTGCGCCATGAACGTCATCTCATACATCAACGGTGACACCAAAATCACCGACTACCCCGAATGCTCAGCACGCCCACTGGCCGCCCTGGTGCAGATGTGCAACGACCAACTTGCTGGACCTGACGGATTTCTATCACCCGAGAACAGTGTGCTGGTTCTCGACTTGGGTTGGAAGACAGTCGGCACTGCAGGCGTTTCGGATGCTGTCCACGCGTTGTGGATTGCCGACATGCTGGACTCCCCAGAGTGGGGCGCCGTCCGGTTCGCGGATGAGGTTGGTGCGGTGGCGATCCGCGAGATTGCGGATTTGCACCGTCAGGCGGCGGCGGGTCAGGTGCCGTTTGCGTGGGCCGCACGGAGCGCCGCACGGAGCGCCGCATGGAGCGCCGCACAGAGCGCCGTATGGAGCGCCGCATGGAGCGCCGTACGGAGCGCCGCACGGTACGCCGCAGAGAGCGCCGCATGGAGCGCCGCAGAGAGCGCCGCACGGAGCGCCGCAGGGAGCGCCGCACGGAGCGCCGCATGGAGCGCCGCAGAGAGCGCCGCACGGAGCGCCGCATGGAGCGCCGCACGGAGCGCCGTACGGAGCGCCGCACGGAGCGCCGCACGGAGCGCCGCACTCATCGAGTTCACGCGGCAGTCGATTACCCGGTGGCGCGAACTCGCCGACCTCGACCCTGAAACCGAGATTGACGCAGCAGATATCAATTCCGCTCTGGCGCGGATCCACGGCTGACGCAGGCGGGCCGCCGCCCCATTGCGCGGGACGACGGCCCTAACACCGGAAACAACACAACCAAAGAAAGGACGCTTCCGATGCTAACCCCAGATTCTAAACCCGCATGGTGGGACCACCACCAAACCAAGTGGTCCGACCTCCCCGTCACCACCAACCCACCCATGGCTGACCTCGACCTCTTGAAGGAACTGGAGGACCTGGCGGAGTTGGTGTTGATCCACACGGAGAGTGTGTCGTGGTTCCGCCCGTTCCTGCCGCCGGTGCACTGGGAGAACGAGCCGACGATCTGGGAGCAGATGAACGGCGACGCTGTTGTCGGGTTGTTGCGTGACTACCTCACCGAGGGAGACGCAGCATGAGGCGCAACGAGAAGTCCTGGCGGTATTGGTGGACCATGCCCCTGTTGATCGCCGCGGGCATCATCGGCCCCGGACTCGCCGCACCAGAAGCCAAAGCAGACATCACATCCGACGCGTTCGTCATGGCACTCGACTCCGAAGGCATCACCTACAGCTCCAAACCCGCCGTCATCAACGCCGGAAAAGCCATCTGCAACATCCTCGACACCGGCGCCAACCATGTACGAAGCATCAATCCTCGTACACGACAACTCCAACCTGAACCTCTACGACGCAGGTTATTTCGTGGGTGCCGCAACCGCATCATTCTGCCCTGAACACCTGAGCGGAACTGGGTGGGCGTGATGGCGAACTCACCGTTCATCCAACTGGCAGAAGTCCACACCAGCGACTGGCGTTCCCGCGCGATCTGCACCCACAAGGACGGCGACATTTGGTTCCTCAACGAATCCGGCCACTACACCGCCGACCCCGCCCGCCGCATCTGCTGGACCTGCCCCGTTCAAGCGCCATGCCTCAAATTCGCGTTGCAACACAACGAGGCCGGCGTGTGGGGCGGCTTCTCAGAGAAGGAACGTGCCCGCATCAAGCGTGGTGAACTGCCCCCGGTGAAACCGGCACGGTTCACGGAGAAGGAATGCTTGCAGTGCGGTGAGGTGTTCGAGCCGGTCACCCGCAGGGCAAGGTTTTGCTCGCAGAAATGCAAGAAGCGCGCCGCGAATGCACTGCGGTCACAACCGTCCCTGAAGATCTGCAGCCACTGCGGCGGCGAGTTCATGGGGACGTATGCGAAGACCTGCTCGAATGAGTGCCGCCGGGCGCAGAGGTGGGGCGCGTGAGCATCGACTGGTTCGCCGTGGAATGCGCCGTGAACGGAACTCCCATGCGGCTTAATACCGAAGAGCGCCGAATGCTGGTGCGGCGGCGCCCGAAACTCCCCGAAGTGGAGTTGGCGCGAAGGGCGCACTGCACGGTCCGCACCATCGAACGGGACAGGGCTGAACTGCCTGCAGCAAAGTTGCAATCCTGCCCGGTGTGCGGGGAGGACGCGTGGGTCACGACCGATGGCAACATGGAAGCCCACCCAGACAGGCTGTTTCAGGAATGCCCACTGTCGGAGACGGATTGGGAATCCCGTATCGCTGCAACAGTCATCTGGTTGTCTCGGCGTATCCGTAGCGGTGACTCCCTGCCCGTGTGGGCCTATCTGACAAGCCTCCCGGAAACCGAACGCACTCAACTGTTGATGGCTGCCCTTGCCGGTGTGCCAGATGTTGAGGACCCGTTCGCGTGGATCACAGAACTGGAGTCCGTTGCATGACCCTGCTCGATCTGTCGTTCATGCTCGCCGCAGCGGTGGAGGACAAGCATGCGTGGCGTGACCTGGCACGGTGCGCCGAAGTGGACCCCGAAGTGTTTTTTCCCGAGAAGGGTGGAAGCGCGAAGCCAGCTAAACGGATCTGCAGCCGGTGCGAGGTTCGGGTCGAATGCTTGGAGTTCGCGTTGGCGAATCGCGAGAACTACGGGGTGTTCGGTGGGTTGTCGGAGCGGGAACGGCGTCCTCTGCTCAAAGCGATCGGTGAGGATCAGGTGGCATGAGCAACGGGAACAGGCTCACCCCAGAGCAGGTGCAGACGATTCTGTTGATGACTCGTGAGGGGTGTTCCGCCAAGCATATTGGGGAAGTGGTGGGTTGTTCGGCTCGGACTGTGGTTCGGGTTCGGGCGGCTGGTGATGCCCGCCTGGCGTCGCCGGATCAGTTTGTTCCGTTGAGCCAGGAGCAGAAAGATTTCGCCCAATATTTGCTTGATGACGGCGCACCCTATAACGAGGTTGCCCGCACGTTGGGTGTGAGCCGGACAACGGTCGAAAAGTATTTCCCTGGTTACGGGTGGTCGAAGAAGCAGGCTGCCGAGTTCACAGCTCTGGTCAAGAAGTTCCGCTGGTTGGAGGCTTCGTGATGTGTGTGTGCGGCCATAACCGGTCCCGTCACCGCTACCAGTGGGACAAGTTCCGGGGACGGTGGGACACGGGTTGTGACGCCACCAACTACCACGGCCCAGCCGGGCATGAACGCTGCCACTGCTCCGAATACCGAGACAAGGACGAAAACTGATGGTTGTTGATACACGGGTGATTACCGCGAGGGACGACGCGAAAGCCGGCGCGGCTGCGCTTGATGACGCGCGGTGCGCTTTGCATGAGTTGCTTTCTGAGGGTCCACCTTTGCAGTTCCTGGACCGCGAAGCGCTGGAGTTGAACCTGGATGTGGTGAACAAAGCGTTGTCGCGTGTGGATGCGGTTATCGGGTCGTTGGACAGGATCGCAGACAGGTGGACAGCATGAGTAGCGAAGCCCAGACCCTCACGTGGGAGTGGTTCACCGGGTTTGTTGGCCCCGGTAGGTGGCGTGCAGAACTCCCCGGTGATCGGCGCAACGCGTGGATCAACCCGTCCGATGTGGCTGGTGACTTCCGTTGGTCTGTGGAGGACAACACGTGCGGACGGGTTTTGGCGTGGGGGTATGAGGAAACGTTGGACGCCGCGATGGCCGCTGCCGCCGCTGCTGCTGCGGAGTATCGACTGAGGAAGGCTGCGCGATGAGCGAACCTGATGTGGAAGGACTTGCGAAGCTCCGGGAACCTTTCCCGCCGAACCAGATCGGGAAACTTCCCAAGGGCGGCATCACTCTCGACTTCCTTGGCCACGGCTACCTCACCGCCCGATTCCTGGACGTGGACCCACTGTGGACGTGGGAGCCGTTCGCCGTCGGGGATAACGGGCTACCCCTGCTGGATGAGCATGGCGGGCTGTGGATCCGACTCACCCTGTGCGGTGTGACCCGCATCGGATACGGCGACGCCGGCGGGAAGAAAGGCCCCAACGCCGTCAAAGAAGCCATCGGCGACGCACTAAGGAACGCGGGCATGCGGTTCGGTGCGGCTCTCGACTTGTGGTGCAAGGGGGACCCGGACGCCCCGGCACCGCCGGATCCTGCGGTGGCTGAACGCAACGCTCTGCTCCACGAGCTGGGAGATGCATGCGCAGCTCTGACGCTCGATGAGAAGACGGTGGCCGCCCAGTTTTACGGCAAGTACAAGGTGACGGCGAGGAACGCGAAACCTGCCCAGTTGCGGGAGTTCATTGACGACCTCATGGAGAACGGTGCCCCCGCATGAGCCGCCGGTATACGGGGTTCTCCCCGGAAACCAAGGAACTGATCTGGACCCGTGCCCAGGGGCGGTGTGAACGCTGCAATGAGTATGCCTCAGACGCTACTGCACACCATCGCAGGCCCCGTGGTCTTGGCGGATCTCGCCGCGATGACACCAATCTGGCGTCCAACGGGCTGTGGGCTTGCGGTGCCTGTCATCGTTGGGCGGAGTCCTATCGGACGCAAGCTTTCGCTGACGGGTGGCTTGTTCGTCAATCCCAGTCCCCTATCACTGTTCCCGTCCTCTACAGGGGCAACTGGGTGTTGCTCGACGACGACGGGTTTGTTTACCGAATCCCTAACCCTGTGGAGGCAACACGATGATCGACCTAGACCGTGCAAGAGAACTCGTCGGTGACGGGGTGCCGAGCAAGGGACCCCTGCCGGCTGCGTGGTGGATCAGCACCGACCCCGAGATCATCGAGGCATACGACCGGTGGGAGTCGGACTATGAGGCGCACCGCGACCGTGTCGATGCGTTTGTCCGCGACACGTTCGGTGGCACCGGGGCCGAAGATGCCGTGATGTGGTCGCACGGCACACGCTCGGTGATCAGCGGTTTCACCCCGCCGCGCGAGATGACGTTCTGGCCGGGTCATGACGACTACCGTCCACCCCCCACGGGATGGCGTGTCGACAGCAAGAGCCACCTACTCGTGCCCTCACGGAAGACCAAAGCCGACCGCGAGTCCGACGCCAACAAGGTGTTCGACGCGATCAAGCAGGTGCCCAACCTCGGCAGCTACATATTCGGTCTGTCGCCCGAGCTGTTCCTCGATGATCGGGGGTGGGGCAGCACGGTCTATTACACGCGGTACCGCCGGGGCGACAACTGCGTGTGGGCCTACTCGGGCGGCGACCCTGACCGGCAGTTGACCGATGACCGGCGAGAGTTCAAGGTCGCCGCCACCGTGTGGACACGTATGCCGCTGTCGACGCTGGCGACGCTCATCGAGGAGAAGGCGGAGCGGCTCAAGACTGAGGAGAGTGCCCGATGAACCGTCCTGTGTTTTACGTGGATCAGAAAGAGGACTTGGAGAAGGGCACTTTCTGGTGGACCGTGTCGACCGCCAACGGAACCAAGATCTTGGCATCGGAGATGTACAGCAGGAGGCGTTCTGCAAAACGCGCGGCCCTCGTGTTCATCAAGGCTGTCGGTGTTCCTGTGGTGTTCCGGTACTGGACCGGCAGTGGTGAGCAGCGTCGTCGGGGCACGGAGACCCGCAAGTGGGGCGTCTGGTTAGTGGGCGTGGTCGCTGGCGGCGGCGGCGGTGGTGGGAAAGGCAATGCCACCAGCGAAGGGACGGCGCTCCAGTGAACCTCACACCCGAGCAACTCGAAGCTATCGCCTACATCGTCTTGGCGTTCACCGGACCGCCGTCACTGGCCTACTTCCTCGTGAAGGGACCGTTCCGGTGACGTACACGGTTTCGGGGACGTGGCCCCACTACATCATCACCGGAGGACCACAACCAGTCACCTTCGAATGCCCCATCAAAGCCATGAAATACCTCGCTTCCGCCGTACTCAAACCCGGAGACACCATCCACTGGCAGGTCCCATGAGGATCGGATCCATCTGCTCAGGTGCTGCGGGCCTAGACCTCGCCGTAGAGCAGGTATTCGGAGCGCACACGGTGTGGCACTGCGAAGTCGACACTGCCGCCTCGAAAGTCCTCGCTCACCGCTACCCCGACATACCCAATCACGGAGACATCACTGCCATCGACTGGGACACCGTCGAACCCGTTGACATTCTCTGTGGCGGCTACCCATGCCAGCCGTTCTCCCATGCAGGGCAACGAAAAGGAACCAACGATGAGCGCCACATCTGGCCCTACGTCCGGGAAGCAATTCGCCGAGTACGACCCCGATACACGGTCCTGGAAAATGTGGCCGGACATCGGTCTCTGGGGTTCGATCGAGTACTCGGAGACCTGGCCGAAGACGGGCTACATGTCCGGTGGACGAGCATTCGAGCTTCCGACATCGGAGCACCACATCAGCGGGATCGACTCTTTGTCGTTGTTACCGACCCCCGAGACGGGGATGTCGCCGAATGGGCACGGCCGTCGCGGCGGGAAGGTGGGGAACGGACACCAATCCGGGGCGTCCTTGGATCAGGTCGTCAAGACGATCGCGGGATAGACCTCCTACCAACCCCGACCACCCAAGACGGCTCGAATTGCGGCGGGCCATCACAGTTCAATCGCAACTCCTTGCCTCTCAACGCGGTCGTCACATTGCTACCGACTCCGCAAGGGTCAGATGGCTACGGTGGGAAGGTTGCTCACCCTGACTCACGGCGGGCCGCAGGTCACAGCGTCAACCTGTCAGAGGTGGCGATGGGCGATCTACTCCCCACTCCTAGTGCCTCGGATGGCATTGGTGGAGGCCCTAATGATCCCGTGGCCCGGATATCCAACGGGCACCAGGTTCAGTTGATTGATCTCGGCATGAGGTCCGATGTGTGGGGCAGATACACCGAGGCCATCCAACGATGGGAAAGGGCGACGCGACCGGCGCCGCCATGCACTGAGCCAAGCCCCCGCGGGAAGTACGGCGCACGCCTTAATCCGGCTTTCCCTGAGTGGATGATGGGCTGGCCGACCGGTTGGGTCACCCAGGTTCCAGGAATTTCTCGTAACGATCAACTCCGAATCATCGGCAACGGTGTCGTCCCGCAGCAGGCGGCGGCGGCGTTGCGGTGGCTCCTATCTGTAGAGGTGGCTGCATGATCACTGTTTTGTGCGGCGAATGCTCCCGCACTCAAGGACGGTCGGTGTCCGCTGAGTTCACCAGCACGGACGAAGCTGAGGCGTTCATCCGCCGACACCACGCCTTCGCCGACCACCGGGCACACATCCCGGAAGAAGCGGCCTCGTGAGTGATTGCTTGTTGTGTGATCATCCCCGCTCCACCCACACACCTGAATGCCGAGTCCGTATGGGCATCAACCCTGATGACATGAGTGTGTACACGGCTTGCTTGTGCCCGGGATGGGAAGGCACAGAAGACGGAGAGGAGGACTAGTGGCCCACGTTTTGTATCGCTTCTACAGCGCTACAGGGCAGCTGCTGTACGTGGGTATCACTATGAACCCACCGCAACGGTTTAAAGCTCACCGAGACTCGAAAGACTGGTGGGGCGATGTCGTCGGCATCAGCATCGAGAACTACAACACCCGAGAGGAACTGGAGAACGCGGAACGCCGCGCCATCCAGGTTGAGCACCCCTTGCACAACGTCGTTCGGGCGAAACCAAAGGTGATCCAGGATCCCGTCGCGGAACCGAATCCGAAACCGCAACCGGAGCCTGCATCCTCTCTGTCCGATCTCTTCTCCCCAGAACCAACCGGTCACGTTTTCGGCGGACTGTTCGGACGATCCAATGTGGTCCGCGATCGGGAGGCTGAGGCTCGTCGAGCACGGTGGGATGCCATCTACGCCTGCGATCTCTGCGACCATGCCGGGTACCGAGGCAAGTCGGTGTGTGATCACGTCGAGCACCGATCGGGGCGAGCCCGTGAGGCGCAACGACAGGTCCAGAGGGATCGGCTGCAAGTCATTCCTGGAGGTGATTCCTGATGGGCAGGAAAGCCACTGGCAAGGACCATTCGGAAATCAACCTGGCAATCTGGGGTGATGATGACTGGTTGGATCTCACCCCGCCGGCCCAACATCTGTACTTCGTGTTGTGGACGAGCCCGCAACTGTCCTATTGCGGTTCGGGGGAGTGGCACGCCGGCCGAATCGCCGCGATGGCCAAGGGATGGACAGTTCAGGCCGTCGAGGCGGCCGCCGCAGAGTTGTCCCGCGATCTGTTCCTGATCATCGACACCAACACCGATGAGTTTCTTCTGAGGTCGTGGATCAAGCACGACGGCCTGTGGAGGAAACCGAACATGGCTGTGTCGATGGCTAACGCGCGGGCAGCGTTGGCGTCGAGGACATTGCGCGGGGTTGTGGTGCATGAAGTGAAGAAGATCAAGGCCCGCAATGAGGCTGACGCGAAAGCCAACAGTGATGTGATCGTGTCGGCTGGGTGGCAGCGGGATGCAGTCAAGGAACTGCTGTCTCAGAAGGCGATTGATCCGGCCACGTTGGAGCCGTTTACCCCCGGTTCAACCCCTAGTCCAACCCCCCCGCTAACCCCCGGTCCAACCCCCGGTCCAACGGTTAAGCAGGGGGATGGGGTTAACCCCCCGTCTAACCCCGGGGCTACTCCTACTCCTGCTCCTTTCTCCTTCTCCAACTCCTTAGGGGGTTACGTAAGTACGGAAGGTCACCAGGAGCCCCCATTGCGTTGCCCCGCCCATATCAATCACCCGAACCCACCGAAGTGCCGCGACTGCGCTGACGCGCGTCGGGCACACGACGCATGGGCAGCCGCAAGGAAACGGGACGAGCTGACGTTGAGGCGGGCCATCAAGTCTGCTCGTGAAGCCTGCACTGAGTGCGATGCCAACGGGTTGATCGAAACCCCAGAAGGCATGGTCCGCTGCGTCTTCCATGAAGAACCGTCGGCTGGTTTGGGTGTGGCGTTGTGAAGGACTGGCGTGGGACGACGATCCATCAGGAGTCGTTGAAGGTTGGGTGTCGTGATTGTCGGGCTGGGGTGGGTGAGCCGTGTGTGGTTCGGGATGGGAAGGGGCGGGTGTTGAAGGTGTTGGAGGCTTTTCCGGCTCATTCGCACAGGATCGCTGACGCCCGTTCTGCGGGTTCCCAAGGCACTGACACCGACCTTGCCCCGAAAGTCGCTCCACGTGGCGTACAGCCCCCGCAATCAACACCAGGAGACGAGTGATGACGCAACGAAAAGGTGGATTCGACTGGATCCGGTCGACCTACCGCGTCCCAGCGAAGCGCGGAATGCGAGTTGTCTTCGATGGACGGCCGGGACGCATCCTGAGCGTTGATGGCCCGTATCTGATGCTGCACTTGGACAGCGACCCGAAGAACCTGCGCACTCGTGTCCATCCGACGTGGCGCATGGAGTACCTGACATGACGTTGTTTGTGTCTAGTGCGGATGATCCTCGTGTCCAGGCCGCCCAGGCTGCGCGGTCGTGTGACATCTGCAAAGCCCCCAAAGGCCAGCCTTGTTCTAACACGATTCGTCCGGGGAAGCCGCTGCCCGGTCGGGTCATCCACTTCGGGCGGCTCACTGACAGAAACCGAGAACCGAAAGGCGACGAATGAACAACCCTGAGTTGCGTGCTGTACTCACAGAAGCCCTCGCCGGACACCAGCCGGAGAATTACGGATTCAACTGCTCGGGGTGTGACTGGGAGCCGGCCAACCCAGCCGTCACCGACGCCGCCGAGTTCGCCGCGCACCAACTTGACGTTCTCGATACGGCTCCGGGTGTGGCGGTAATCCAACTCCCCGAACCGTACTTCGAGGCAACGGGCGACGAGTTTGAAAACGGCCGCAAGGATTACGCGTTCGGTGACGTGTCAGTGTTCGCCGACGGAGAGATCCACTTGTTCGGCGCGGTATGGGATACCGCCGCCATTGAGGAATTCGCTGCGGGAATTCTCGCAGCGGTGGCGGAATCGAAGCGGGCCGCAGCTGCTGCTGCGGTTGTGGCTACAGGGGAGGAAGCATGAACGACCCGGTAGCCCGCGCCGAAGCAATCGCCGCTTACGCCGCCACACCTTGCGCCACATGCCAACACCCGTCATCGCATCACTCGGACATCGGAACTTGTGAAGCGTGCAGTTGCGAATCATTCGAGGAGGTGCCATGAGCGGCGACGCGCAGAAGATCATGATCGCGGTTCAGCGCCGACACCGGCGGACGTTAAACCTGGAAACTGGACACTCCCACTGCCAGGGTACGCGGGTGGGTGAATGTGATTTCCGCGACGGTTCGCTCGACGATTTCGAGGCCCACGTCGCCGCCGAGATCGACAGAGCCCTCGGAGGACTCAGGCGGGAAACCCGCGTAATCGAGAGCATCTTCGAGCTGGGCGTGCCAGAGCCTGCAACCCGATTCGTTACCCACTGGATGGAGATACCTGATGAGTGATGTTGTTGAGCGCGCCAAGGCCGCACTGGAAGGCGTCACAGAAGGGCCGTGGATCGCCGAGTACAGCAGTGAGGAGGGCAATTGCGTCATCCCGCATGATGCCGAGTCGACTCGTGAGGCCGTCGCCACGACGCACCTGTACCACCAGCGCGCCGATGCCGAGTTCATTGCCCAGGCGCGCACTCTCGTGCCCGAACTGGTCGCTGAAGTTGAGCATCTGCGTCCCAGGGTGATTGAGACCGTCGAACAGGTCGACGCGCTGCCGACCGGTTCAGTCGTCATCGATGACATGGCCGGTGTGCTGCAACGTGAAAACGAGGCTGGCGGTTGGCTAATGGCTGGATATGAGGGCCTAAACCTGCCGATCCTTCCCGCCCGCGTGCTCTACATCCCTACGGACTCTTTGGAGGAAGCATGAGCAGCGAAGCCCAAAACCTCATGATCGAGGTGATCGATGCGCACACGTACAACGGTGCAGACAGGGGGTTCCTCGGCGAGCACCGTGTCGAGTGCTGCATCTGCGGGTGGTCGGCGGCAGGCGACGGCGTGCACACCGCGCATGTGGCTTCTGAGGTTGATAAAGCCCTCGGAGGACTCACCCGTGAAGAGCAATGGGTTCCTGTAGAGGAATCCGGACACCGCTGGGCGGGTCGGAGCAGGGAGGTCGCAGAGGTCTGCCTCAAGGACTTCTCGGTCACGGGAATCTGCCACGACCCGGAGGTCGACTCTCCGCTTGTCCGAATTGAGCACGAGGCCCGCTGGGTGTCGGGATGGAGCGAGGCATGAGCGACCGGTTCTATGTCTTGGACTGCGATAGGTGCGGAAAGACGTTGGGTTGGACCACCAATGCTGCATTCCCGATGTGTGGGTTGACGCGGTGCACCGACTGCATGCGGGAGGCGATCGCGTGATTCAGGTTCATTGCCGGGAGTGCAACCGTGTCTGGGACCAGCCGTGCGAAGACTGCGGCAGGGACAAGGCTGATGCTCATCAGCGTCGGTCGGGGCATACGGATATTCACATCATCCCGGACACCACACCCCCACGGCCCGTGGTGGATCAGGGGTGGGCGGAATGGCTCACGAAAGGAAAACCATGAGCGATGACAGCTTCGCTCTGTACCACTGGGCACCCAAATCCCGCCGCGGACAGATCAACCGATACGGCCTACGACCAGGATCACTCTCCTCGGACCGGCTATGGAAACCGCCCTACATCTGCCTCGCAGACGGACCGCTGTTCGCGTGGCAGTTGATCGGCCGCTACCGCCCGATGATCCATGAATGGGATCTGTGGTGGACCACGAGCAGCGCGGCAGCACCCATGGAGATGATTCCGTGCGACGACGGTAGGCCCCGCGAATACCGCGTCTACCACCGCATCTATAAGCGTGACCTGTGGTTTGTAGGCACGAGGCTCAACGAGCACCACAAGGAAGGCCAACCATGAGCACCCCTGAGCGTGACGCCCTGATCGAGAAAGTCGCCGAAGCGATCCGCGGGGAAACATCCTCCGGGCGCATCTTCCCGTGGAACACCCTGACCGAGACGGAAAAGGATCCGTGGCGGCGTATGGCGAACGCCGCGTTTGATGTCCTGATCGACGCCTGGGCTCCTCCGTGGTGAGCCCGGAAGACCTTCTCCGGAAGCACAGGGCACCCGTCGGGGGCATTCCGGAGCGTGTGGCTAAACGGGCTTATGACGCGTGGGAAGCTGACGACGACGGGTGCTACATCAGCACCTATTCCACTGGATCGCACGGGTACTCACAGATCGGCTGGAACGCCGACGGTCGGCGATTCGGTACCACAGGTCACCGAGCCGCATGGGTATATGTCAACGGCCAGATCCCTGAGGGGATGACCATTGATCACCTCCCAACGTGTGACCGGCGATGCGTCAATGTCGATCACCTTCGGATGATCTCCAACTACGAGAACGCCCGCCGCACGTCGGGGCGTGATTGGCCTCTAGGCGAGTGCATCAACGGTCACCCAAACAGCGAATTGTACCTGGTTGGTCAACGCATTCGTTGCCGTCCTTGTCTGAAGGCGCAACGCCATGAGCGGTACTTGGCCCGTAAGGCTCGTGAGAGAGCTGAGAAGTTGAAAGGTTCTGATGCCGAAGCCTCCTGAAACCCCGTCCGAGCATATTGAGTTCGCTCGGGAAGAAGCCCGCACCGGTGCTTACGAATCCGCGCAGACGCACGCGTTGATCGCTATCGCCCAACTACTAGCCGAAAAGGACCAGCAATGAACTGGACCGTCGTCCTCAACGCGACGTTTATCGTGTGCATCATCGCCACAATCGTCGCCTTCGCCATCACCATGGCAAACCTCGAATACGGAACCAACCGTAAGGCCGCAGCATTCGGATGCGTCACCGTCGCACTCGCCGCTGTAGACATCCTGCTACTCGGGGCGGTGTGGCCGTGACTTTGTCTGTGATTCTTGCTTCCCAGGCTCGATTCATCCACGAGAGCCCTGTTTGTCCGGCGTGTTTCCAGCCCCGCACAGAGCATTCCACCGACTGCAAAGGACACCACAAATGAGCGTCTACGCACTGAAGCAACCGCGTCCCGGAGGGGGCGGATCGGTTGTGCAGTCTGAACCCAACGAAGCTAGGAGGCCTGAGAAGTGACCAAGCCGATCGACACCGACGCCCATGCGGAAACACCCACAAAACCCAAACACATGAACCCCAACAAACTCCGCTACACCCTCTATCGGCTCACCATCGACTGGCTCCACCTTCACACCCAACTCCCCACACCACCACGCCAACAAACCCTCCGACACACCAAAACCCACACCTACGGACACCCCGCCGAATGGGCCAGCGACACCGCAGCACTCATCGCCGACATGCTCACAAGCTGGCACGACTACCTCGCCGAACAACGCAACGAAACCCCACCACCCCACGGAAACGAACAAAAACGAATCATCGCTGCCTGGAAATACCTCGAACCACGCTGCGAACAACTCACCCAACTCGTCACCCACGACGACCTCAAAGAACTACCCGACCTGCACCACCGAATCCTCCGCATACTCGGATTCGCCAAAGCACCCAAATACATACTCCCCGTGCCCTGTCCATCCTGCGGACTGCTCGCAATGGAACGCACTATCGGAATGGGCGGCAACGACTACATCGCATGCGGCAACCCCGACTGCACCTACATCGTCCGCGACGACCCCGACGGGAAAAACTACAAATGGTTGATCCGCGTATGCCTCGACACGCTCATCGAGTCCGAACAACAACAAGCCGGTTGATCTTTCGTGTAAGATAACTGCCAGTAGACGAACTATGCCCGCACCCGGACGAGCTTTCGGGTTTGTGGGCATTTTTCATGCTCGCATCTGGGAAGGGACCCGAGCTAGATGGCAGGAACCGCAGTCCTCACCCCTGACGGTATCGACACACTCGTCACCGCAGCAGAAGCTGCCGCACTATGCGGTGTCACCACCAGCACCATCTATGTGTGGGTCAACCGTGGCACCCTCGCACCGTCCGGGAAAAACCGCACCGGGCACAACGTTTACCGCGTCCTGGATGTAGCCAAAGCGGAACACGCTACTCGCGTAAAGGCCAGGCGGCACCGATGAGTGCTTTCCCCCCGCCGCGCACACTAACCGAACGCATCGAAGGCGCACACCTCAACCTGAAACTTGCACGGCAATCGGGCAACCCGGACATCATCGCCGCCGCCGAACGCATACTCAACCAGCTGCTTGACCGGTTACCGAGATCCACACACCAGGAGTAGTTGCCGTGCCAACCAAACACTTGCGGGTGTGTCCCGACCCTTGCAGCAAGGTCCGTTTCTCGGCGTGCAGCAAGGCTTGCCGACTCCCGAACGATATCGACCCCGAGTCGTGGCGTATCAACTTGCAGGACGGCGCCGGCACGATCGGTGGCAGGCAGGAATGAAACGCCGCGCGGCCCGCATCATGCGACGCGCAGCACGCCGCCTCATCGCCGTGTCCCGACGGTTGGACCCACCCAAAGACGAAACCAGGTTGTACGCAGGCAACATCACCCAAGCCATCCTGGACCGCATCGAAACCACACCACCGTGGATGCGTCAGTCCCTCACTGTTCGGGATCCTCAGCCGTGGGAACACCTCGACCTGTACCGGCCACCGTCCCTACTCACCCGCATCTGGTGGTGCATACGAGGATGAACCTCACAGAATTTCTCACCGAGACGCTGAACAACCTGGTTCACCCCGGCGACGAAAACACCAAACCGTTCCCGATCCTCCTGCCGGGACTACGAACTGTCAGTGTCCCCCCGGAACTCGCCGGCCAGTTCGCTGAAGAAGCAGGTTTACCGCACCTCGACACCCCGAAACTGGTCGCGGAAGCGCTCGCCGCGGCGATCACCCAAAACTATGTGATCCTCACACGCGAAGAGCACGAACAACTACGCCAGCAAGCAGCCGACGCACCAACCGGGCACCGCGTCATCAACATTCGCACCACACCCACGGGCCAGCCTGTCCTGTCGATCACCATCGACAAGGCAAGCAACGATGTTGTTGTCCCCGCGAAAGCGTTGCAGAAAGCAGCTGAACAGTGATCCACATTGAAGTTGACGGGAAAGTTCTGATGCACTCCGACCCTGGCGAGTGGATCACCACACCTCCCGACATTCCAGCAGTCCAAAAAGCTGGCCCCAACGAACCGTGGATGCTTCTAGTGCAAGCGGCGCTCGCCAAAGCCGCCACCCTCGCGATGGCCGGGAAGAGACCTGAAGAAACCACAATCTGTGTCACCACACGGAAAAACGGCTGGATGCTGGACTGCACCAATGGATGACGCCACCCGCGCCCGCCTCGAACTACGCCGATCCAACGCTGCCCAGCCGCACCGAAACCGGCACCGCGAACGCAAAACCGGACGCACCACAGACCGCAACATCTGCTACTGCGGCGACGCCGACTGTCCGGACTGCGGCGAATGGTACGAGTGACGAACTGAGCCCAAGAATGCGACGCCGACGAATGAACCCAGACCTGTCAATCCTCATCTGCTCCGTCGCAGAACGACACGACAACTTCGCCATCAAAATCCAGCGGCAAATCTACGACCAGATCACCAAACTGGACGACCCCAGCCGCGTCGAAGTTCTCGTCCTCACCGACACCCGCTCCATGAGCATCGGCACGAAACGCAACCACCTGGTGCGCATGGCATCCGGGCGTTACACCATCTTCGTCGACGACGACGACGAGGTTGCCGACAACTACGTGTCCGCGCTCCTCGACGCCACCAACAGCGGCGCAGACGTATTGACGTTCCCCCTGGAATACCGACTCAACGGTGTGAAGCAGTGGACGGTGAAACAGTCAATCCACTACACCGACGATCACCGCCGAAAACTCAACAGCCCCCGCCACACCAGCGCCGTCCGCCGAGACATCGCAATCGCCCTGCCGTTCGTGGAATCCTCCTACGGAGAAGACGCAGACTGGGCTCAACGACTCCTCACAGTCGCCAAAACAGACCACGTCATCAACGACACCCTCTACTTCTACTGCGACGTCCCCGCCACATCAGTGGCCCGCCAATACGCCGCAGAACACAGCCCCAACGCCTACCGGCAATGGCTCGAATCCCAACCCAAGCAGGACTACAACCTGGGTCGCCGCCTCGGGCGAGACATGACCTCCACCCTGCAGCACGCCCTCAGCCTGAACCCCACCGGCACCGCCCTAGAATTCGGCGTAGGAACAGGCAAAACACTCCGAATGATCGCCGAACACATGCCGGTCATCGGGTTCGACTCGTTCCAAGGTCTACCGGAAAAGTGGCGCGACGGATTCGACAAGGGCATGTTCGCTTGCGAACCTCCAGACGTGCCGAACGCCACACTCATCCCCGGATGGTTCGACGAAACCCTTCCCGGGTTCGAGTTCCCCGAACTCATCGGCCTCGTGCACATCGACTGCGATCTGTACTCCAGCACCAAAACCGTGCTGAACCACCTGCAGCCACACCTACGTCCCGGCTGCATTCTCGTGTTCGACGAATGGCACGGCTTCCCCGGCGCCGCCGAGAACGCCCACGAGCAGAAAGCTTTCCGAGAGTTCGTGACCCAAACCGGATGGACCTGGACAGTGTTGGGACACGGACCTGAGCAATGGAGTATCCGACTGACATGACCACAGTCGCCTTCATCATCCCTTTCCGGGACCGCGGTAAGGATCCACGCCGGCCGGCGAACCTGAAACGCGTCACCGAACACTGGAACACCTGCGGACAACAAGTCCTCGTCGTGGACGACGGACGAACCGGAGACGCCCAGTTCAACCGCAGCGCCGCCTACAACCGCGCCGCCACCCAAACCACCGCTGATGTTCTGGTGTTCACCGAAAGCGACCTGATCGTCCCATTCCCCCAGATCGAACAGGGCATCAAACTCGCTGTCTCTGCCCCGGGTTTGGTGGTGCCGTTCTCCCGGTTCATGGCCATCACCGAACAAGACTCGATCGCCGTCCGAGAACACCGACTCGAACCCGCAGCAGCCGACGCCCACCAGATCCGCAGGGACCGCCAATCCATCGGCGCCGTCAACATCGTGTCCCGCGAAAGCCTGAACCTAATCGGCCAATACGATGAAGTCTTTGAAGGCGCCTGGTACGACGACGATGCCATGGAGCTAGCGTTCCGTGTCTGCTGCGGACCAACCCGCTTCGTTGACGGCCCCGGCTTCCACCTGTATCACCTGTCCGGCGGCGGAGGCACACACCTCACGGCCGCAGACAAAGCCGCAACCGAACGCAACAAGCAACGCTTCGAACGGTACCTACAGGCAACAACACCCGAACAAATCCGGGCACTAACCGCCGGTCGATGAGAGGAACAGTCATGGCCGAAGCAGCATCTACCATCACCGTCGCCGTAACCCCAGACATGATCTCCGCTATGGATTCCGTGCGGGAGCTGATCTTTCAGTACAGCGAATGGCTCGACGCCGACCAGCACCTCATCGTCGGAGACGTCGCATCCAGCGACAAGCGCAGCCACGCCGAACTTGTCGACACCTTCCTGAAAGAACACACAGCCAGCGGGCAATGACCTCGTTCACCATCGGCATCGTCGCCCACACCACACGCGCAGAACAAGCCCACCAACTCATGGAAACCGTAGGCGCCGCATACATGAACATCGACAACGGCGCACTCGGATGCGAAAACAACCACCGCAAAGTCTGGCAACACCTCACCCGCCACAACACAAACTGGCTCGTCGTACTCGAAGACGATGCAATACCGTGCAACAACTTCCGCGACCAGCTCCACGCCGCACTAACAGCGGCACCCAGCCCAGTAGTCTCCCTCTACCTCGGGCGAGAACGACCCCGCGAATACCAACAACGCATCGCCAAAGCCGCCGACACCACAGCCCACTGGCTCACCTGCCGGCGCCTACTCCACGCAGTCGGCACAGCCATCCACACCGACCTCGTACCCCACATGCTCAACAACCTGCCCAACGGCAAACCCATCGACGAAGCAATCACCACATGGGCACGCCGAGCCGGGCACACCATCGCCTACACCTGGCCCAGCCTCGTAAACCACGCAGACACACCACCAGTCATCGCAACCAGAAACGACAACCAACCAAGACCACCAGGACGCGTCGCATGGCAACACGGCGGACGCGACACCTGGACCACTGACACCCAACCGATCTGATGCCCAGAGCACCCAAAGTCTGCCGACACGCAGGCTGCACCACACTCACCACAACCGGCACATGCCCCCAACACACCACACACCGATGGGGCAACGGTGCTCGGCGCACAACCACTGCGGCACACAAAGCTTGGTCCAAAGCTGTGCGAGAGCGCGACGGTCGCTGCATGATCCAGCTCCCCGGATGCACGGGCGGAGCAGACACGGCGGACCATATTCACCCAGTCGCTTTCGGTGGCGACGAACTCAGCCTTGCCAATGGCCGGGCCGCCTGCTGGCACTGCCACAACCGTAAGTCCTCCCGCGAAGGACATCGCGCACAAGGCCACAAGCCGCGCGGCTAGATAGAACCAGCCTCGGCTGATCCCCGAGGTGAGAGCAGCCCCGTATCTCCAGGTGCGGGGCTGCTCGCAATTCCTGGAGAGATAGATGACAGCAGTCTGCGAGCAGTGCGGGTCTGACTTTGTGCGGCCAGCGAGACGCGGACGACCGCGACTCACTTGCTCGGACTACTGTAAGCGCGCCAGGCGCTCGAAGCTTCAACTCGATCGAGACAAGCGCTACCGCGAAGAGCACGGCGCGTGGCGAGAGAAGCGCAGGATGCGCAGCTACCCCGAGACGTGCGGGGTTTGTGGGCGGACATTCGATGCCAAGCGCAAGGGTCAGGCGTTGTGCTCGGTCGAGTGCCAGTTCGCCGTCAGGAATCGGGCAGCGCATGAAGCGAACCGACAGTCGTCCATCCAGCGCAGACTGCCCGTGCTCTACACGGGCGATGGTGTCGTACGTGCGACGCATAGGACGTGGACGTCTGGGTTGTGCGCGAGTTGTGGCGAATGGTTCGTGGCAGGAGCACGCGCACGGTACTGCTCGAATCGATGCGCCCAGCGCGCTCATAGCGAACGCAGGCGCGCTCGTGAGGCCGGAGCGACAACGTCGTCCAGAGTGCGCCGCCGGGAGATCTTTGAGCGTGACGGCTACCGCTGCCACCTCTGCGGCGAAATGACGGACCCAACGCAGCAGGTGCCACACCCGAGGGCGCCGACCATCGACCACGTCCTGCCATTGAGTCGAGGTGGGTCGCACGAGCCCGCGAACTGCCGGTGCGCGTGCTTCCTGTGCAACTCGGTCAAGAGCGACCGTGTGGGCTGGTCACCCCGGCGAATGGCGAGTTAGCTTGACCTGCGGAAACGCCGAGGGGGGGGGTGGGGAACCCCCTGGCTAACCCAGAAACGCTCCCGGAAGGCGC